GCCTGGAGACGACAGGCCTCGGAAAGCTGTCGAAGCTGCGAAGGAGTATCTGAAGAATCCTTCGGTGGCGTATGCGGCGAGGGCGGCGTATGCGGCGAGGGCGGCGGCGTATGCGGCGGCGTATGCTCCTGAGATTGACTTCGGGAAACTGGCGGATGAAGCCGTGAAGATGGTAATGGGAAGAAAGTGAATTCTCACATTTAAAGGAGAACTAAAAATGAAAAATAAACAAGTTTTCGTCGCAGGAACCGGATGTGGAACCTGCCTTGAAGAATTGGCGGATATGGTTTTGGTGCAGTTTAACGATGGATTGGCTTGGGTCGATCTTCGTAGCGAGAGAGTGGAGGTGGTTTCGTGAACTACGTTTCTCACACCGTTTTAAAACAACGTGCCGAACTCGCAGCCAAAAGAGACGAAGAAACTATCATTGGACAGATCCTGGTTTTGATGGTTGTGATTAGCGGGTTGGTTTTGTGTAGCTGGATGTTTAGGTAGGAAAAGTGAGATTTCACATTTTTTAAGGGGAGGCATTATGAACCGCAAAGACTTCGCCACCAGATTAAAAGACTACCGTAGAGCCATCGACTACGTAAATCCCGAGGACAAGCATTTCTGGCCCAATACCTACATCATCTGGCTTGATACCGGCTGCTATGTCTCGGCTGGATTCCTGATTCACGGGAGCTCAGATCTCAGCGCCTGTCATGACGCCATAGCCGACTACTGCAAAGACAAGGGCTACAAAGGCTACTTCGCAGATCCGGAGTACATCGAGGAACTCAGGAGGGACGCTCTGGAGCAGGGATTTGAAGAGGACGATTTCGTGGAGGAAAAGTATTCATCCGCAGGGAATGAAGGGGATTACTTCGCAAATATTCTGGTGGTCGATGAATTGACTGAGCGAACCAAAAAGTGAAATCTCACATTTAAGGAGGAAATAAAATGTCCAAAGTAATCGAAGCAATCAACCGCTGCAACCCGCTCATCAAAAAGACCTTCTACAGCTTCTGCGAAGAGTTGCAGGACTTGGGCAAGATGTACCACTTCGAGGACGATCCGTTCGATGTAGTGGACATCAAGACCGGCGAGCGGATTTTCACCGATGAAGAGGCCGAGGCAATGAAGGAATTTATTGGCCGCGTTAATCAATCCTTCCCTGAAGTAGGAGACCCGATGGAGGCTGCTTTGTTGGCCTCGGACCCTTACATGAGACACTACGGTCAACTCATGGGCAAGCGGGTTGTCCGGATTGTTAAGGACGACGGAGCTGATGACTTTGGAGGGGATGTTTTCTACGCCCTCGTGTTCGACGACGGCACCACCGCATGGATACTCCAGGACGAAGAAGGGAATGGCCCTGGATTTCTCGACATTTAAAAGGAGGAAATAAAATGACTCAATTCCGCCTAACACGTCCCGATTGCTACGATCCCGGATGCCCCGGACACAAAGATCCCTCAGCAAGACAAGGCTACTACATCGACGCTGCTTCAGAGGAAGAGGCAGTTCAAAAAATGAAGCAGAGGTTCCCGGAGGACAAGCAATTTACCATCCAAGTTTGGAAGGTATGAATTCAGAAGTGAATATTCACATTTTAAGGGAGGCACGAAATGCCCAGAGAAATAACAAAATTGGCCTACCAGTTCGACGAGCTTTCCGAATCAGCAAAGGAGAAGGCACGGGATTGGTGGAGGGAACTAATCGACCAGAACGATTATGACTACGTAATCGAAGACGCGGTTCGTGTAGGGGAGATCCTCGGCATCGAGTTTTCCACCCACTCCGTGCAACTCTACGGAGGAGGCACCAGGCAGGAGCCTAACATCTGGTGGTCCGGATTCTACTCGCAGGGAGATGGCGCTTGCTTCGAAGGCTACTACAACTACAAGAAAGGAGCGTTGAAGGAGCTGAAAGCCTACGCTCCTGTGGACGAGAATCTACATCGGATCGTGGCCCGACTGCAGGAAGTCCAGAAGGCTAACTTTTACCAACTTCACGCTACGGTGAAACACACAGGCCACTACAGCCATTCACGCAGCACGACCATCGAGGTAAGCCGCCTCGATTACAAAGACGTGTCTGAGTCCGCTGAAGAGGAGGTGGCATCTTGCCTCCGGGATTTCATGGACTGGATTTATAAACAACTCAGCACCGAGAACGACTACCTGAACTCCGACGAGCAGCTTGACGATGCAATCAGGGCCAACGAGTACGAGTTCTACGAAAACGGCGAGCGGGTTTAAGTGAAATCTCACATTTTTGAAGGAGAAATAAAATGAACATCCCATCAATCAAAACGATCAAAACCCGGCTGACCTGGCTCAATAAGGTAGGTGATCCGGATGTGCTGGCGAAGCAGATCAGGAAGGAACTGGAGTGGTTCCGCGACAACTCAGGAGGCCGGGAAGCACACGTTAGGGCACTCATGAATAATTTGAACCTCCTCTTGAACACACATGGTGTCGAGTACATCAGGCACAAGGATGACGACCTGCAGAGGATTTGGGAGGAAGAAACGAACGAGGATGCCCTACAAAGGCCAAACTAAAATTCACGTATACATTCCCATTCACTTGTGCTATAAGTGCCATTTAAAGTGGTGTAGCGCTCGAAATTCAGGTAAAAGGAGAGGACGAGATGACCGACCATTATGCTTACGTAGAAATACTCGGAGATCCCGGTAAGTACAACCAGTTCCCATTCAAAGGGGAGTTTCACATTGCGAGCATCTCGCAAATCAAGTCCTCCATGATAGGGCTGGCTGAGGCTGACTGGCTCGAAAACTATCAAGTCGTGATCGACGGCGAGGTTTACGCACGAAAGGAGTAATAAAATGAGTCAGACAAACTGGAAACCCGTTAATGAACCGCCTGAACTACGTCAGGAATGGGATGGGCCATTACGAAGCTACCCTGTGCTTGTCTACAGAAAGTCGGGAAGCATCTGCGTGGCATACTGCGAAGTGTGGCCTGGCTGCGAATCAGCGTGGACCATCACCGACTCCGAAGGTTGGTGCATCACCAACGAGGTCACTCACTGGATGCCCCTTCCTGATCCGCCGAAGGAGGTCTCCGAATGAACCTCGATCCCGAACAACTCAGAATTTTGGTTGAACTCTTGCAGGCTTGCCTGCTCAACTAGGAGACCTAAAAATGAAAAATTTACCTAAAGGTGTATTCACTTTTCTGGATGTATCCACAGAGAATGCGGAAAAGGAGATTTGAAAGATGACCAAAAGAGAAGCAGCAATCGTTTCAGCCTACACCGGATTCCTACTCGGTAGCTTCGCAGCCATGCACGCTTACGCCGAGGAGCTTTTCGGTCGGCCCGTCTGGACCCATGAGTTCGGGACGAAGGAAGTGGCTGACAAGTTGAAGGAGTTATCCAGGCCGGATTTCATCGGCCTAAATGTGACGGGATAAATCCAGGGAAATAATTGTACACCAAATCAGTAGGGTTTAGTAGAGAGCAAATCCTCGCTAAACCCTACTCAACTACTAGGGGTATAAACTATAATCTTCTTTTGCCTTCGGCGATTTTAAGTGTACCACACTTTTGGGATTTGTCAAGTGGCAAATTAAATTATTTTTCTCTAATAATTGGAGGTAGGAAATGAGCAAGCACACGAAGAGGCCTTGGGAGATAACAGGGCATGGAAATCAATACGCTACGATATGGGGAGCAGGGCGGGGAGTGGCGGTGGTGCGCAACTTGTCCTACCTTGTCCTTGGAGAAACCGAGGCCAACGCCCTCCTAATCTCCCAGGCTCCTGCTCTCTTGGATGCTCTGAAGGATCTTCACGCCAGGCTTTTGGGGATGGAGGCTTTCGGCCCGATGAGCACCAACGATATTTCGGACCTGCTGGTTATCGCCGAGCAGGCTATCAAAAAAGCTGAGGAGGCATAAAAATGAACTGGCAACCAATCGAGACGGCTCCGAAGGACTGCCACATCCTCGGCTATGATCCTCACCTGAAGAGGCCTTTCGTGATGATCTGGAACATCCCGGATCAGTGCTTCGAGGTCCACGGTAGCGTTTTCTACGACGAGACACCTACACATTGGATACCGCTTCCTGCGGTTCCTGGACGATAACCGATTAAAATAATGAACGCAACTCAAATCCAAAACATAGAAAATACCTTCACCGAAATCATGGAAAAATTCGACTTCGAAAAGGTGAGAGCCCTAATGCTGATTACTAGGTGGACCTGGGTGAATCAGGGACCCAACGGAGAATCTCAGGTTCCTACGACCGGCGCGATGCGCTCCTCTTGCTGCTCGATGTTCTCCAGGCTGAAGGAGATCCTCCAGGCTCCAAATCATCTGGTGTACAACCGGCTAGGAATCGGAGGATTCCAACTCAAGTTCTGGACCTGGGAGAATGGAGCGATGGAACTCGAATTAACCTTCAACTGGGAATCGGTTTGCTACTCGGTAGCGAGGGATTAATTCTTTATCGAATTAGTCAAGTACTATTCTGGTAAAAGGCTCGCTAATCCCTACCCAGTTACTAGGGGTATAAACCTATAACTTCATCGGCTAGCGCCGGTTTATAAAATACCACGGTTTCTAATAGTTTGTCAAGTCTTTTTTTATTATAATTCTTTAATGTTCTGAAATGTGAATTCTCACACTAGAACCTAAACAAAACAGGGGGTTGTATGAAGTGCTCTAACTGCGGCAACGAGATTTCTTGGTACTCCATTAATAAAAACCTGGTCCTTGCCTCAGATTGCTCCTTCATTTCGGCGGATCAGGACTGCCCGGAGTGTGGGGAGGAGCTGGAAATCCTCTTCGTTCTGAACGAAGATGCTGGGAGGAACTGGGATTTTTAGCTTGACAAAAATTCAGAAGTGAATTAAAATCCACGTTAATCTAAGAAAAGGAGGCCCAAAAAATGGCCGAATTCATGAACCAGAAGAGAACCCAGCCCCTTGATTCGTTTGCAAATATAGGCAGACCTGTCCCTATGGTGCGCAGACAAGTAGCCTACGAGCATTGCCGGGAGATGGGCTGCGATAGTCCTGAGTCTTGGGAGTGCGTGAATGGGATGGCTGAAATGTTGGAGAGGGACAACCCTTACGAAGCTATGGCTGCTGGGATGGTCTACCTGGATCTCACTGGTACCTACAGGATTATGGCGGCCCTTCTTACAGGCCCTACTACCGACAAATAGGAGGAATAAAATGTTCGAGCCATTCAAGCCGCCCCGTTGCCAGCACTGCAAAACGCTGCTGGTTTATAACGAGAACGCAGGTTTTTACGAGTGCCCTAACTGCGACTTCAAAATCCGATACTAAAGGAGACCCTAAAATGCCCAACCCTAAGCTGACCGAAAAAGCCAATGCCATCTACCACAGCATCGAAGAGGAGCCGAAGAAGGAATGGTCGCCTCCTAATCCCGAGTACTACCCGTTTTCCGGGTACAGCGAATATGGCCTGTTCGGGATTCCCTTCGCGATTCTTCTGTTCATGCTAGTGATCCCGCTGCACAGCCTATAAAGGAGGCCCTAAAATGACCGAACTCCAAGAACGTGCACTCCGAATGTGTAAGCCCAAAATTAAATACGCTCTGCTTTCAACCGCCCAGAAGAAAGCAGAGCAATCCTCAACAAAATCTGGGGAGAAGATCGAGCCCTACAAATGTGAAATCTGTGGGAGTTACCACATCGGCCACCCGAAGGAGTACGACTTGGAAGCGAAGCCAATCAGTGAATTGATCCTGGCTAAAGTTAGAGATCCTCTAGGCAACCATTACATCTTCTCATTAGCCGATTCTGAAGCCCTGAATGGGTCTACAGAGGACATTTATTCGAAGGGTGTACTCGTGGCCTACAAGAAAGGCAAAGACCCCTTCAAGGAGCGAGGAGGCGCTCGCTCTGCTCATTGGCGGATCTTCCAGTCGTTGTTCCCTAGATTTGTTATCGAAAGTGCCACAATGGAATTCCTGGAGGTGATTCAGACCAAAATGCAGGAGATGGGAGTCATCGGAGTAAAGGATTTGGGAGAACCTGTGACTGCAACGGATCTGCTACCAGAAGAACCTAAATCTGCTACTGGAGTGGAGAAAGAGGTAAGCCCAGAGGAGATGGCTGGGCTGACCTTGGAAGAAATTTTGTTCAAATTCAAGGAGATGTCATCGCCCCATAATGGGATCTCAGGCGACTATTTTAAAGGATTTGTTCACGGAGTTTTGACTAGGGGAATTAAGTAGCGACTTAATCTGTCGCAAGGAGGGTTTATAAAATGAAAACAGAGGAAGAGGAAATGAAGGCTCAGGGATTCATCATTGACGAGACTTGCTACTCTGGGGTCGCCTACAAAGTTGGCTGGTGTGGGCATCATGGGTATCAAAATATAAATGAGGAAAAGGGCTGTCCAGAGTGCCGCGCAGAAGCCGCCGAGTCCAAACTCGCTTCAGCCAGAAAAGCGATCACGATGTTCGACGTTACTCGAACGGATGCCTTGACCGCCGAAGAGCGCCAGAACATAACCCTCGCTATCATGCCTGCACTACTGGATGAAAACAGGAGCAACCTCTGTTTATTATTGGCGAGGTATGAGCAGGCGGTGGTTGAGGTAGAAGCTGACCTCAAGCAAGCAAGGGAGGAGCTTTTAGCTTCCGAGATGGCTAAGAATAGTATCCTAGGCAGCTATGAAAGGTTCAAAACCCGCGCCGAAGCCGCCGAGCAGCGCGAGAAGGTGCTGCAAGAGCTTCTTGAAGAATCCAAGCAGTTTTGTCTCAAAATAGACTGTGACGGAGACAACTTGAACATCGAGTTAGCGCGAAGGATTCATGCGGTACTCGCTGCGGAGAGGGTCACCAAATGACCCACTACTGCCCTAACTGTAGAACCGGCACGCTTCACAGAAAATTACCCAAGACCGGATTCTTCACTCAATTAGCCGCTTCTCTGATCTCGTTTGCCGTTATTCGGGAAGGAGTTGATCTGAGAGAACCTGAATACGAATGCCTGAAATGTGGGAGGGAGAAATAAAAAATGGACTTTAACCAGTGGTTTGCTGTCCACGCTGAGATGTCGGAATTGGGGGCCAGTAAGTATGTGGAGAGGCACCCCGAGACACTGAAAGCTTTCAACGCCGCCCTTGCTATAGGCGAGGCAAGAGGGCTGGAGCGGGCTGCAGCACTTTGTGCCGATGACTTCGAGGTGGGCTGTGAGGGCTCTGCTTGGGCTAGGCTCAGCCGCCAAGCCATAACCAACCCCGATCAATTTGTCGGCGCCGACAAATTGATCCACAAACAAATCGCCTGCGACTTCTTCCGCTGGTGGTACAACCAGCCTGGAAGCAACACGGAGCAGGGCTTTGATGATTGGTGGGAGAATCAACAGAAGGAGGCCCAAAAGTGAACCTAACTTCCTGCGGTAATTGCGGCATAGTTCTAGACCGAGACAGGATACCTGAGCCAGATATCTGGGACGAAGAAGACGGCAGCGTCAAGTCAGGAGTTGCTGCTTGGGATGGAGATGACTGGGTGCCCACCATTGAGTGCCCTGCGTGCTCCTCCAGAATACTTTATCGAGATGGGAATATAAGTTAGGAGGTCTAAAATGGAACGGTGCATTTTCTACAGCCGTGTCTCAACCAAAGGACAGTCAGAGCGACACGGACTCGACGCTCAGCGAGCCATAGTTGCTGATTACGCAACCCGTCACAATCTCGAAGTCATCAAGGAGTACACCGAGGTAGAATCTGGCTCCAACAAGGAAAGACCGGTTCTCAAGGAGGCCCTGAACTACTGCGAGTTGACCGGCTGCAGGCTGATCACAGCAAGACTTGACAGACTTTCGAGGAGCCTCTCGTTCCTCACCGTGATCCTGGATTCCGGAGTCGAGATCATCATCTGCGACTTCCCCAACACAAGCAGGTTCGTACTGAACGTGCTCGGCTGCGTAGCTGAGTACGAGTTGGAGAGGATCAGGGAGCGGACCAAGAACGGCCTGAAGGCGGCTAAGGCCAAGGGAGTTCAACTGGGCAAGGCGTGCCACTTGAACAGAGATGAAGCCAAATTTGGAGATGGCAGAATCCAAGGCTCTCTCAAGAACCGGACCAAAGCGGATCTTCGCGCCGAGAAATTGAAACCTGAAATAATCAAATTCCAGAACCAAGGAATCACCTCTTTAACCGCCTTGGCTCAGCAATTGACTGAAGCAGGAATCCAGACTCCCAGGAAGAAAAAGGTCTGGACTTCACAGGGCGTCAAGAATCTGCTGGTGAGGATTGGGTAGGATTAATTAGATTTTTTAGGTATACTTCGGTAATTAAATAGTATTTAAAATTTAATATTGATCACCATTTTAGTAGTAATTAACTTGGCTCAGGGGTAAGCCCAAGAAATTATTGGTTCTTTAAGTTTAAACTAAGAAAATTGACACGAAACTAAGATTTCTCTTGCCTTTTTACCTGAAAAGTAATACGCTTCTGAATAGGTACTGAGCAAGCAGAACCGTTTGACCTTTCATTGATTTTTGATAATTTTGCGTTGTGGTATAACGACCACAAATTCAATGCACTAGGAGAGATTTTAATGCCCCACTTGCCTACCTGTGAAAATTGTCCTCGCCACCTCAACCAACTCCAAGCCGTAGCAGAAATGCTCACGGACGATCACAAGGACTCGCTGCAAGAGACTTTGTGCGATGATCACGAAGATGGCTCTTGCCCTAACAACCCCTGGAGCGTGTAGCATTTTTGTTTGAGCAGGACCACAATTGAATATCCAATCTTCCTGAAGGGCCTCTTAATCGAGGCCCTTGCTATTCTGAGATAAATTCACAAGTGCATTTTTATCTTGACTTATTGTTAGAGATGGTATATACTCACATCTGAATTAAAAATCATTTTAAACGGGAGCAAAATTATGTCGGTAAGCTACACCCTTATCGGAGCAATCACAGCGATCATTGGCTACCACATCCACCAGAGCGTCTTCTTCACAATCATGGATTTCTTGTTCTGGGGTATCGTCTGGATCAAATGGCTGATCTTCCACGAAGTCACGCTGAGCATCATCAAGTCCGCTTTCGCGTGGTTCTTCGTCTAACAAATTCATATCTGAATTTAAAAGGAGGTGATTTAAAAGTGATGGTCAAGCATTGCATCGCTCTCGACGAGGACACTACGAAAAAACTGGATGAACTCGTTAGGCTAGGCACAGGGAAATCCAACAAATCCCTGATCCTCAGAGAGTTGATTGACAAGGAGTACGTTTTGAGAAAAGGAGTTTTGAATGAGGCTTAAAATCCGGGTGGCTCACCTGGCCCAGATCGGAGTTCTGCTGGTGATTTTAACTGCAGCAGCAACGGCGGTCGCAACCAAGGCGCTCTTGGATGTTAGGAAGGTGGATCAAAAAGCCCAAGTTTTGCTTGAAGGGAGGAAGCATGAAGTTGATGCTACGACTCAAAGGCTGAAGCTTTGGTACATGGAGAAGAACGAAAGGCTTTGGTCCGAGCTTGCTGAGTACCAGGCAGCAGCTACGATCAAAGCCGCAAGAGAGCAGCATCTTGACCTGAGTTTATTAGTCGGGACAATCACTGCCGAATCTGAGGGGTACCCATTTGCAAGAAGCAGGACCGGCGCTAAAGGCTCGGGGCAAGTAGATTTCAAAGCTCATGCCGATAGGTTCCCCCTAATTACGAAGGAGTCTGAAAAGTATGATCCCGAGGTTAACATCAGGTGCTCTGCTGTACTTTTAAAAGAGTACACGATGAAGTACGGGGTCCGGAACGGCCTGCAGGTCTACAACTTAGGCACTGGGTCATTTGAGAGGGGCAGGCGGAACCCGAAGTATTCACGAAAAGTGTTGAAATTGGCTAGGGAATATCGACATTTTTAAATGGAATTCACATCTGAATCTAGGAGGAAGTAAATGCACATCGAAGTGTGGAGATTTGCAGACGAGATAAAAAAGTTGATCAAGTACGAAGACACCCACTGGGAAATCAGATTGTATGGGCCTTCGCTGGTGGAACAGGCGAAGAAGCCATTCAACACCCAGCACCCGGTACAAATAGGCCAGCGGATTTTGATGCACCACTTCGGAGAAATCCTCGCAGCACGATTCAAGAAGTGGATTGACATGAACTACGAAATCGGCTCGGATGATCGTGAGTGGAGTTCGACGGGAGTTGTGGTAGAGGAGATGGCTGCATGATCGAGCAAGTAAAACCTGAGGTGGTCCTGGTGACCTGCACCGAGGACCGGATGGTTCCTGCTAAAGCCGCTAGACTCTGCACCTCGACCAAAACTGTGGCTGAAATCTTAGAGCCCTTTGATGGCGACGAGGCGATTATGGATCAGGTCATGGGCTACGGGCACCAGTCAATCGCGGAGCACTTCTCGGTGACCTTCGGAGTTTCTGGGATCAGCCGCGTGACTGAGACTCAGATGGTGAGGCACAAAGTTGGAACTTCATATTCAGTCAAATCCGGGAGGTACACGAAGGTCGGAGAGAATTTCAAGGTGGTGGTTCCTGAGAAGATCAAGGGGCGGCGGGTGAATATCAGGATACCATTTCCGATAAGCGTAGAGAAGATTCTGGACTACGCCCACCGCGCCTACCTCGACCTACTGGACCAAGGAGTTCCTCCCGAAGACGCCCGCTACATCCTACCACAAGCTACAGCGACCCAACTGCTGGTGACGATGAATGCAAGACAGTTGCTTCACTTCTTCGGAGAGCGCTGCTGCTCTAAAGCTCAGTGGGAGATTCGAGAGGTAGCAAATCAGATGCTTCAGATTTGCCTGGAGGTGCACCCAGTTTTATTCAAGGGTGCTGGTCCCAAATGTCTGGCGCTTGGGTTTTGCCCCGAGAAGAATTCGTGCGGGCTGCGCCCTCCCAAGCAAGCGTAGGACATTTCGAACCTCCTTGTTTTGAAAATCTGAATGAAACCACTTGACACCTCCGAAGCAGATGTGTATTCTTAATCACAAATGGATGGATACCAAAAGCGGAGGCGAAATGACTCTCGACCCTGATCATGCGGAGCAGTTCCAGGAGTTGGTCAAGGAGAGAATCAAGGGCATTTCGCCAGCATTTGCGGCCTTATTTCTGCTAGTGGCTGAAAACGAGGGCATTACGATCTCGGAACTTAAGGACCTTTCTCGAATTGGCAGATGTACCCTGACCAAGATGCTGCGGTTATTGGGTCCTGCTTATGTAGGCCACAACGGGGCAGGAAAGGCCATAAAAATGGGATTTGGGTTGATTCGCCTGCAGGTCAGTTTGGGGAATCGACGGGAGCGCGTAGTGGTTCTATCCGTCAAGGGTAAAAAGATTTTCAAGGAGCTGATGGCTAAAACCTCAGCCTAAAAATTTTTAAGCTAGGCAATTCACAATCGAATGCAAATTCTAATTTGAATTGCTAACTTAAAAATACCAAATAAACAAGGAGGTAAACGAAATGGCTGGCTTAACTAAGGGTCTCATGAAATTCAAGAAGTCGCAGCATGTGCTGGAGCAAATTTTCGCTGAACTTCCGCTGCAGCACGTCATGCTGCTCTTAGCGATAGCTGAGGAGGATGGGATCACCCAGCCGAAAATAGCGGATAAACTTGGGTGGCCGCAAGGCACCGTTTCTCGAAACGTGAAAAAACTTTCGGTCTACCTGGTGGAATCCGAGACGGGAGCTAAGAGGAAAGCGGGTTACGAGTTGGTCGAACAGCGCCCCGATACCTTCGACCGGAAGGCGAACGCGGTTTACCTGACTCCTAAAGGTAAGAAGGTTCTGAAGGAGATCTCGGACATTATTGAGGGTTGATTGGAAGGGAGCGGTTCTTTGTGGGCCGCTTCCTTTTGGAGTAGGAATTCAGAAGTGAATTTTAAAGGAGGAGAAAATGAGCAAGCTCAACAGGTTGTTCTCGACGGTTCCACTGGAGGAAATTGAGCAGTCTGCTCAGCAGCAGATTTTTGATGTACTGGAATTGGATTGCCTGAAGAAGCTGGCGATCATGCCGGATGTCCATGCAGGTTACGACCTGCCGATTGGAGGAGTCGCTCTTTTAGAGGGGATGATCTCTCCTTCTTTCGTCGGATACGATATCGGGTGCCTTGATAAGGACACTGAGTTTTTGTCTCCTAGTGGTTGGGTTAAAATTTCAGAATACGGGGGTGGCGAGGTACTTCAGTACAACCCGACTACCGATGAAGCATCGTTTGTAGTACCCCAGCGTTATGTGGTGCAACCATCAGAGGGCTTCTACCATCTGTGGCACAAGGATGGCATGGATCAAATGCTGTCTTCGGGTCACAAGGTGCTGTTCTGGCATGGATACAAGTCGCGGGGGTATAAGCCCAAAGTGTATGCAACTAAAGAACTAGTGGAAAAGCACAGGTCTCTAGGTAAAGGACTACAAGGCGGAATAAAAACCACGTTCAAATTAAGTAATCCTGATTTGGATATGACTGATGCTATCCTCAGGGTAATTGTCATGGTGAGTGCGGATGGGCACATAAGAAAGCAAGGCACCACTGAACTACACTTCAGAAAAGAGAGGAAAATAATTAGAGCCCAGGAACTGCTTAACCAGGCGGGAATAAATTACGAGTTAACCGTAGGTGTGGATGGCAGCACCTACATATACTTCAGGGACTATCGAGTCACTAAGGACCTGTCTATTTTCTGGGCAAGTAGCGAAGCGCAACTCAGAATTATTGCAGAAGAATGTTTGCATTGGGATGGTACAGTGGGTGAGCACGAAGCTTTTTCCGCTACTTGCAAGCAAAATGCGGATTTAATTCAGTATGCCTTTACGGTGGCGGGGGCCAGAACTGGCATACACTGCCACTCTTACGAGGGGAAAGATTGGAACTCAACTTGGTGGGTTTACAAAACCAAAAACGAGTATGTGGGACTAACCAAAAACGAGGCGATTAACTTCGTGTCGTCTCAAGACGGTAAAGAATATTGCTTCACGGTTCCTTCGGGATATTTCGTAGCTAGGCGCAACAACAAGATTTTTATCACTGGAAACTGTGGAATGTGCTCGTTAGACACAGGCATCAAGGCTGCGAGCGTGACTACCCTCCGAGGCATCTACAACGACATCCTGAAGGTGATTCCTACGGGGTTCTCCTCACATACAAAGGACCAAGGCTACGATTGGGTGCTGTTTTCAGACGTGATGGATGTTAACACGCACCAGCGAGTCCAGGCTAAAGTTGGCACCCAACTCGGAACGCTAGGTGGCGGAAATCATTTCATAGAGCTTGGCGAGAACCAGAAGGGCAACCTCTGCGTCACGATTCACTCGGGGTCCAGGAACGTAGGCCATACAATCGGCGGTTGGTACATGAAGAAGGGCCGGTTGTTCCCTCTGGAGTCTGAGCTTGGACAGGCTTATCTTCAGGACATGAATTTCGCTCTGGAGTGGGCACTGGAGAATCGGCTGCGGATGATGACCCAAGTGCTACAATGCCTAGGGCTGCACCCTAACCAGTTAGCGAACCGCGTCATCAACGAGAACCACAATCACGCCGTCGTAACTCCTGAGGGCGTCCTGCACCGCAAAGGAGCGACTCCTGCGGACCTGGGGCAGCTTGGTGTGATCCCAGCCAACATGCGAGATGGCGTGTACATCACGGAAGGCTTGGGCGAGTCCTATTATCTCTCCTCGGCATCTCACGGCTGCGGTAGGGTCATGGGAAGGAACCAAGCGAAGAAGACGCTGGATTATCAGGAGTTCAAGGACGGGATGCAAGGCATCATCTGCTCCACCAACCGCTCAATCCTGGATGAGGCGCCCGCCGCCTACAAGGACATCAATTACGTGCTGGCAAAGCAGGAGGGAGTCACCGTGAGTGTGATCGACCACATCAGGCCGCTGCTGAATATTAAAGCGGCGGAATAAGGAGGAGAAGATGAGAATTTTCGCAGCAGCTTTTATAATCTGGTGCCTCGGCACTGGAGTTGCTCAGGCAGGGACTGAGGTTCGTCGAGTAGGTGACGAAAGAGGAGGCACACAAGCTACAATTTTCGTTAGGCCGTTCTGCAAATTCGGCTTACAATTTCTGGCGGTCACTAGTAGAGTCGATAACGGTAATTACGGCTTCGAGGACAACGTGACCGGGATTCAGGTGATGCGAGAGGGACAATCTTTAATACCGATGAAGTGTCAAGAGGATGCTGCAGAACCAGTCGTGAGGTACAAATAAGGAGCCAACAATGGCAATTAAATTTGAAAAGATCCAACCTGGATGGTGAAATACGAGATTCGAAGGGAGGAATAAAAATGAAACCAGATAAAATTGGAGTCCACACAACTCACTGCTGCACCCGCCATGGCTGCAAGTACGGTGACAAGGATTGCCCGGTGGTTACAGGCCAGGTGAAGCAGGAATACCTCTGCGAGGAATGTGGGGATGTCCCGCTGCTCCGCGATCAGGAGTACGTCTACCTCCGCTGCACCAGATGTGGTGAAAGGATTAAGCTTGGGAGGAACGCAGGAGGAGGCTGGTGGGGTGGGTTTCCAGGAATGACGGACTTCCTACTGGAGCACTCTGGCTGCGGGACTCAAGACATCAAGTTGGAATGGGAGTAGGCGATGTTTCTGTTGAACACCAAAATAGTTGAAGCTTTTAACCGAGCAGATTTGTTGATGGCAATGAACTCAGGCGAGTTCTGGCGTTACCTAGAACTCAAAAAGGACATCCTCAAGGACGACTTCAGGGAAGACCTTTTACTTTAACAAATTCACATCTGAATAGAAATGGAGGTTTGAATGCCGGTTTATTTAATTTGCTTGCTAATAATCATCGGGATGATTCCGGTCGGGCTGCTGCTCCGCTATGCAGCGGAAAAGACACTCGGGCGCGGGTTTAACTGGGTGCAAGAAGGCAAGGAGGCGATGGTCCTAGTCGGGAAGAAAAATGTTTTTCTATGGCTGCTTCTGGCTCTTGAGGGCATCATCTCAAACTTTGCGCTCCTGGGTTTCATCGTAGGAATCCCGCTTTATTTTTGGAAGGGGATCTGATTGTGACCAAAACAAGCAGAACCATCTTCCCTCTCTGTGGGATCACCTACGCCGACTGTGTGAGTGTGGCTGGGGTGAACCAGAGGGAAGCGGCTAGGAAACTAGGGATTGCCGAGGACCATTTTCGTAGGGTAATCAATATGTTAGGTATGGGGCACTGGTACCCAGATGTCAGACCCCGCCCAAGGTGTGTTTCCAAAGAGGATGTTATTCAGGTGGCTTCTGAGAAATTCACTAGAAGGGACGCTGCTCATATTTTAGGAATCAGTTACGGTTATTTGCGAGACCTGATCCAAGAATGGGATTTGGGTGGGCATTTCATCAGTGGGAACGAAGCTAGAAGCGTGGCCCGGAAAGGCTACTGCAGCCACAACTTGGTTCAATCAATGAGGTAAACCAAAGCCCTACCAGGGCTAAATCAAAGGAGAGTAAAATGAGAAAATTGTTTTTCGCAGTCGCAGCACTTCTGATCTTCAGCACGTCGGCTTACGCTGAAGCCACCTTCGACCAGATCCAAGGGCTCATCAAGAAACAAGACTACGCCGCTGCAGTCCAAGGTCTGACTGTCATCATCCAGAACCATCCGAAGTCGGCTAAGGCCTACTACGCGATGGCTCAGGCGCAGGCAGGCGCCGGGAATCAGGACAAGGCAAGTCTCGCACTGGATATGGCGAAGGGCCTCGATCCGAGCCTCAGCTTCGCGTCATCAGGCAACGTCGAGAACCTCCAAGAGGCCCTCCTGCCCCAAACCAAGAAGATCGAGGCAATCGAGGGCCACTTCCTCAGGAACTTCCTGATCTTCCTGCTTATTGCTGGTGGAGGTGTCGGAGCGTTCTTCTACTTCAGGAGGAAGAAAGCGTCAGTGCAGCGCCCTCTTGCCGCTCCTGTGGCCCGCGAGTATCGACCGGCGTACCAACCGAGGGCTGCTTACGTCCCTTCTGTTTCTACTCCTGCCCCTGTCGCGGGTTACGTAGCTCCTAGCCACACCACCGTAGTGAACAACGGCGGTAGTCACGATCTTTTGACTGGAGTGGTGCTCGGCTCGATGCTGTCCAACTCCCATGACCACGCTCACAAGGTGGTCGAAGAGAAGCACATCGTTCAAGAGAGGGTCGTTGAGCGTGAACCGGAGGTCTCTTCTTGGGAGGATAAATCTTCTGCGGCTAAATCTTCGTGGGAAGACAGCGCTCCTTCGGTTTCCAGCTCCCCTTCTGACTCTGGCTCCAGCAGCTCGTCGTGGGATTAGACATATGGAAAGCGTGGTCGCTTGTATATTGGCCCTGGGGCTCCTGATTGGTGGCTTCGCCGGATATCAGGTTGGAAAATTTAGGTTTAAGGGGAAGTAGAAATGAAACCTACAAGTTTTAAAGGACAGAACATAATTTTAGGCAAGGATCAGCCCGAGTACCTGGATCTGCCTGCGCTCAGGTGCGACGATGAAGCAGGAACAACTTGGTCGTGCTGGGAATTGGACGACGCTGATCTTGCGGACATGATCAAGCACCGGAAGATCTGGGTTGGGCAGCTTACTTTCGGGCGCCCGTTTTCTCCTCAGATGATCACCACGTCGATGCCGCTTGAGGTCTCGGTCGCTGCTTACAAGGAAAGGGAGGAGCCACACGTCTTGTTGTTTGACTGCCCAGTAGATTGTGTTGGATCGGGGTACGGCCAGGATGGTCACACATACTACGGCGTTCTTCGCTACGCGGAAGGGAGTTGGATACCTGCAGATGGAAAACCTGACCTTGCGTTTGTGGGGTTCACTATTGGAGGGGCTCCTGTTTTCTACGGAGTGGATATCCAGGGCGAAGTTGCGAGCAACCACCCCAATCGAGTCGCATACAATTCTGCGGCGTCTGTATGCTCCGCTAGAAGCGGATGCGGTACAGGCAGGGTCGTGGCACGTGAAGTAGCAAAGGCCGAAAAAATCTCCAAAGTGACCACCTACTAATGCCCATCCTGATAAGAAATTTGGCCCGAGTTGAACTTCAGGATTTTCACAAGCTAGAAGTCCTGAAAATGTACAGTCATGAAAATCGAAACGGGGAGGTGATCCAAAATTATATTTATCGGGATGGAGTTGCTTACCTCCCGTTGAATGCTACCAAGCTTGGGCTTGTGTCGGTATTGACTGGGCAGGAACTGGTGGATGAGCGAAGTAAAGGGGGCGGGCTGAAGGAACCTTTTTGTTTGAATCCTGCGTTCAAATTCCGCGAGCACCAGGTTGAGGCAGCGCCCAAACTTCTGTCCTTCACTCAGAAGAACCAGTACTCGCTTTTGAGAGCTGCCTGCTCGACCGGAAAAACAGTAGTAATGACGTGGGTTTCCGGGCGTCTAGGGAAAAGGGTTCTGGTCCTGGTGGACCAAGGCAATCTAGCGGATCAGTGGAAGGAGGCCTTCGAGTTGGTCTGGGGTAGGGAGGCGACGATCCTCAGGAAGGAGGAAGATCTCGGCGCAGACGTGCTGATTTGCACCTTCCAGCTTTTAAATAAGCACAAGGACTGGCTCCCGAAAATCAAGGACGCCTTTGGCACCTGCCTACTCGACGAGTTCCACGGAGACGCAGCCAAGACATACCGCATGATCCTCTTCGGACTGAATAACTTCTACCGCATCGGGACCACAGCTACCTTGATGCGAAAGGGGTTTTCTGAGGAGGTGCTGACGGACCTCGTAGCGGATGTCTCGGTGGAGATGGTGGACCAGAAGGCGTTGATCCCGGAGATCCGGTTCATCCCGACTGATGTTGGCTGGTGCTCGAATAACCCCGACGACTTCTCCAAGATCTTGACGGAGCTTTCTCAGAACGACAAGCGGAACGAGCGGATTATCAACCTGATCCGGGAGCAGGTTAGTTTGGGAAGGAAGGTCCTTTTCGTTGGGGCGCGAACCGAGTCTCTGGCGTACCTCCACAGCAAAGCCAGCGAGTTCTGCTCAGCCGTCTTGTACGTAGGCTCGACTACGCAGAAGCAGGATCTTGCGTTGAGGGAAGGGCTGGCTTCGGGAGTCACCCAGGTCATCTTCGCAGATAAGAAGATAGAAAAAGGTGTTGATTTACCTGCACTTAACGTTCTTATTTTAGCAAAGCCAGTCAACAATGAAGCGGCTGTCACCCAGTTGGTTGGCCGCATAGTTAGACCGCTGGAAGGCAAACCAACCCCAATTGTCTACGATCTCTACGACCGAGGCAGTTTATCCTGGAGGTTCGCAGGCAATCGGCTGAGGCGGTACCGAGGACTTGGATACAAAATTATTGGCAACCCTGATTTTTCTCTTGACACGCCGTTTGGCTCGTGCTAAGTTGAATTCAGGTGTGAATTAAAAATGATGAAGTGAATTGGAGGCAGGATGAAATTTAAGGTTGGAGATCGGGTAGTTATCGTTAAGGGCTCTGAAGAACATGGGATTCCTGTGGGTACCATCTGCGAGGTGTTTGACGCTGAAGACAGCCACGAGTTCCCCTACGAACTTCTGAACTTGTGCAACAGTAAGGTTTACAGCGAGAGCGTAACCGAATACGAAATCGAATTTGCTACGGAGGACTAGATGGAAGAAAAAGCGCTGGACGCGCACTACGATTACGAGTTCAAGGGGATCAGGCTAGACCCCTACCGCATCATGCAGGTCTACAACAAGATCACCCACCCGGCCCACCAGCACGCCTTCAAGAAGCTGCTTCGGGCTGGTGAATCAGTCAAGCCACTCAAGCAGGACATCCGCGAAGTTATCATGACGCTGGAGCGCTGGCTGGGGATGATCGAGGAAGAGGAGGGGGTTGAGAAGCAGGTGAACTTTTCACAGGAATCACTTTTGGATTGGATTACCCGTGATGCAACAAAAGGGGGATGGACTCCTTCACCCGATCAAGTTCTAACAGGCACTGGAGGTCACGTAGGGACAATCCCCAGAGGTGGCGGAATGAGACTAGGAACTGAGCTTGGTGGAATCGCCTACTGCTCCGATTCCACCAGGAATGATCCTAGTAAGTCCGACTCCTCCGTACTTACTACGCAAGATCCTGAGGATAATCTGGATCGTGAGATCAGGAACTTGGAGCAGGAGGAGAAGGAAAAGGCTGGGGTGTGGGACATAAAGGAATTAATTAAAACCCTCAACAGCCGGATTCAAGAGGCTGAGGAACCTGGCGCCTACTACCACGCGGACGTGTCCAAAATTATCAAGGATATCGCCGACTTCGGGAGTTACGCGCTAGGCAACTACGAAGGGCTCAACCTCGCTGAATCGAACCTGGACCTCGGTGCAACAAACCGCTTGAAACCTGTGGAGGATAAGGCTGAAATTCAGGACGACTCTAAATTGGACCCGGCAGAGTATGGAGTCACTTGGAACTTTTCAGGCGGACGGGTGAAACCTGCGGAAGCCTGCATCAAGCAGTCGATCAAAACTCTCGAAGACGCCTACGACACTCCGGAGGTGAAGGACGAAGAAGTCGCTCAGGTAAAGGGCTGTTTCAACACTGGCGCCAGAACTTTCAGGGCTTACTAAATGAGCGCCTCGGTTCAACTGGAACTCAACGCGCTCAAGAAGGTGCTCCAAGACAAAAATCCGGAATTGCTGGTCAGGCTTTCCCCGAGGCACTTCGGCAACGAGGAGCTTGCCAAGCTTTTCTCTCTAGTTAAGAGATTCTTCGTAGACACGGGCCAGTTCATCGGCTGGGATGTTCTCAGGAGCAATGTAGCCTCCAAGTGCTCGACAGCGGACAAGCAGCGGTACCTGATGGCTCTCCTAGATCAGATCCAAGAAAGGGACATCGCTGGCTTGACCGACGATATGCTCATGGCCGAGTTGACGGACCAAGTTAAGATGCGACATTTGCTTCTGGGTCTCCAAGATATCGCCCACGCCGCTGAAGCAAGGGACACAGAGAAGGCCTTCGCGCTTTTTAGCGGGTTGCAGGAGCAGATCCTTCTGACGGGCGATAACGAGATTTTGAATTCCGACATGCTCGCCCTTGCGGGCGCAGACGTTAGCTTCGAGTGGCGCACAACCGGAGTTCCGGATATCGACCGCAGGAATGGGATTTCTCTTGGTTCGTTGGTTCTGATTTGTGGCGACACCGGGACGGGGAAATCGACCCGAGCCCATTCCATCGGCATCCACCAGTACAACAAGTACCGCGAGGGCGTTGCCTACTGGAGTTGGGAGCAGGGCAAGAAAGAGATCATGGCGAGGATCTGGTCGCACGAATCTGATGTGGATCTCGGCAACATTATTTCTGACGAATTGACGAGGGAAGAGCGGGGGAAGCTTAGGGTTGCGAAGTTGAAATTCCTCTTCATCAATTCAGATGTGAATTTTGTGGAGGAGAGCCTTGAGTCTGGTTTATCAGAGGAAGAATTCATCCGGGAAGCGGCTCTGCGATTCGAGCGGAAACCGGAAGGATTTTATATTTACGACCACGCTCCGAACTTCGATGACCTACTGGTGGAGATGGAACTGCTGAGGAGCACGAAGGGCGTCCGGATTTATATTTGTGACTACATAACTATCATCCCGGCAGGTGCAGGGCACCGAGGACTTCAAAGCTGGGAGCGCTATCTTGAAATGTCAAAGGCCCTTAAGACCTTCGCCAGGAGGGGAAACTGCATCGTCATCACGCCCCTGCAGTTCGACTCCAAAGAAGGCAAGATCCGCTTTTCCCAAAACATTATCAACGACGCGGACTTGGCGCTGTTCATGAGCCAAGACAAAGAGGACCTTGAACTCGGGACCGTTACCAACAAGTTCGCTAAATTTAGGAATTACCGGACGATCCCAGGAGAGCCCTTGTCCAACTTCAAGCAGCTACGGGCTTTTGATCGGGCGAAATTTTTAGACATAAGTTTTTAAGGAGGAATCTTGAAAGTCTACACCGAGCACGTCTGGTGCTGCTACAACTGCCCTAATCGGCAAAAAGGTTACGGCGCGGATTACTGCTCTAATAGCGGGAAGGACATTCACAACACGAATGAGATCTCCTGGCACTGCCCCCTCCCCAACTCGGAGGAGACCCAATGCAAATGAGATGCCCTCTCCTGAAATGTGGAGGGACCAAGGATGCGACCGTCTGCGTCTACATGTGCAAGACGGGCACGAAATCGAAGTGCCCTGAATATTCAAGGAAGTACCAGGAACTTCTAAAATTTCAGCCTGAGGAAAAAATTACGGAGAAGTATGGGGCACCTGAATTGGTGCTGCCACTATCGCTGAGGAAAAAGAGGAGGAAGCGTGTTTAGGTTGGGATTGGCTGCTGAGGATAAGCCCACAGCAGACTTGCACAAGTCAGTAAATCGAGGAGGCGACCTGCGACCTTTTATCAAGGAGGAGATCGCACTGTGCGCTAGGTGTGGAGGCACGGGAGAAATCCAGCGCGAGGAGTTGGCTGACTACCATCACCGCGAGTACAACCGCTGGTTAGAGCCCTGCGACGAATGCAACTCGACCGGAAGGATCTACAAGCAAACCCTGAGTCTGACAGGATTCAGGCCATTTAAGGAGGCAGGAGATGGAAATTAAAGCTGGAGACAAAGTTAGGATCAAGAGTTGGGAGAAGCTGCTTGAGGAGAACGCAGAATTCTATGCAGAGGCCTACGTGGAAATTGATCGCGGACCCGCGTTTGTTGAGGAGATGCAGGAGTTTTGTGGGAAAGACCTGATCGTGGCTAATACCTGGGACCACGAAGAGGAAGATGAGCAAACCTATACTTGGTTCGAGCAAGAGGGCGGTGGCTATACTTTCTCCTCCTGGATGGTCGAGGAGGTTATCTCGAATGAAATATAATTTTTTCTGCAGGCATTGTGGATTCTCCATCCTCTCCAACGACAAAGCTGAAATAAAATTCGCCAAGCAGATGCACAAGGCCAGAGTAATCAAGGACCTGCAGGGATTCAAGCGGGTCATCCCGAAGTGCATCCTGGTTCCCGTAGGTGATTCCGGGACGGTCGCTCGTCCTGGCTTGGCACACATTCTGGAAGCGCGGAGGGGCTATGTTGGGTAAGATCGAGAAATTCGTTAGCGAACTCGTAGTCTCGCTGATAGCAGCCTGCATCCTCTATGGAATCGCAGGGCTTTGCCTCGGGCTAGGCGCTCTTGGGCTGGATTACTTCCGCGCTTCGGTGCGAGTAAATTTTGGAGGTTAAAGATGAGCGTTGATTGGTATGCGTGTGAAAGGTGTGGCGAGACATTTCCGGATTGTGGGGATTACGTCCGTTGCGCCTGCTGCATGAAGTGGTGCTCCGATGAGTGCGCCGAGAAGGACGGTTTCGTGTGTCCCGATGTAGTAGACGAAGATTCCGACGAGGAATCCTCCTGCAAGTTCTGCCGAGGGGAAGACGTGGACAACGACACTCTCCTGAAGCACTGCCTCAAGATGCTAGACATCTCCCGAGAGGACGCTGTGGCGAACTACTTTGGCAGAGGCTAGTTACAACAAATCCCCAATCGAGCCGCTGGGTTACCTAGGCTGGAAACAACATTCAACCTTCAAGCACCACCTCAGAATCCCGCTGCCTTATCTCAAGGTAGTGGTAAAAAATTACCGGGACCTCACTGAGGTCCCAATTTTATTGCCTGGTTTGATCGAGAAAATCGACCAGCACCTTTGGAGCACCATGCAAGAATTAGAGTTTTTCGAGAAGAAGCTGAAAGCCTCCGGAGTCCCGGTCCCGTACATCCGGAATAATGAAACGCCGGTCGCGGGAGTCAAGACCGTGAACGCCTACGATTTGATTCTGGGTGACATAAATAAAATCCTTGGAAAGCCGTTGGTCCTCTACTTCCACTCGGGGTTTGAGTCCGCTGCTCTTCAGGCCGCGTCGAACGTGATTAAGGCAGCGATAAAATCCGGAGTCGATGCCAAGATGACTAGTTTTGGGAAGCTCATGGAGGAAGTCAAAAAGTGGGACCAGAATAATTACGTGGCGACCTCAGCCGATAAAGCTGAAATCCTTTGTCTGTACATGGTTGGCACGGAGTACACCACCGAGTTTAGTCAGTCGGTACTGCGAATGCTGATCCAGCACCGCAGGACGGAAGGCAAGCCAACGTTAGTTTGTTCACATTTGGACCCTGTGGAGTTCAAAAAGAGGTACTTCGAACTGACAGGGGTTGCTATGAAATGGGAAGACCCTGGGATGGTAGTGACGGTCGATGAGTTGGTTAAGTATTTGAAGTCTTAGGCGCTTTTGCGCCTAAACAAATTCAGAAGTGAATAGGAGAAGTAAAATGATGATTTTGGGAATGAAGTACAAGGACAAGATTACCGGGTTCACCGGCATTGCTACTGGGCATTGCGAGTACATCAGCGGCTGCAACCAAACACTGCTTGCACCTGCTGTCAGCGAGGCTGGGGATTTCAAGGAAGGCCGCTGGTTCGACGATCAGCGCCTCGACACAGTAGGCAACTCGGTGATCCTGCTCGACAACAGCGAGACCCCTGGCTGCGACATCGCGGCTCCGGTGAGGTAGTTTTGGTCGAACAAATTCAGATATGAATAGGAGGGGAAATGGCTTATACCGCAGTAATTTCGAAGTTGGAAAATGTGAGGAAGCACTCGAACGCTGATCGCCTGAACGTGGCTACGTGCCTCGGCTACCAGGTGATCGTAGGCCTTGAGGCCAAGGAAGGCGAAGTCGTGGTGCTGTTCCCGGATGACGGGCAGATCTCCGAGGTGTTCGCTAAGGCCAACGATTTGGTTGGCTACACGGACCCAGAGACCGGAGAGAGGAAAGGCGGCTACTTCGATGCGAGTCGCAGGGTCCGTGCTCAGAAGTTTCGTGGCGAGAAGTCGGAGGCTTTCGTGATCGGGCTGCACTCACTGGCCTTCACGGGTTACGACCTGAAGAAGCTGGAAGTCGGGACCAAGTTCGTAGAACTGGGTGGAATCTCGATCTGCAACAAGTTCGTGACCGAGGCTACCAAGAGAGCAGCCGCAGCAAACAAGCCGAAAACACCCAAGCTGAACGAGTCATTGAAGAGGATGTTCCCTGAGCACCTCGAAACCGACCAACTCAGGCACGCAAGGCCTGACGAGTTGATGGGCCTGGTGACGCTGACGGCTAAATTACACGGCACCTCGGGCAGAAGTTCGAAGCTGAGGGTCAAAGAAGAGCGCCCGCTGAAATGGCGTGAGGAACTTTACTTCGCATTCGCTGACGCATTCTTCGGTCCCGAGAAGCACCTCTTCAACTTCTTCCTGTCGGACCTGAAGAAGGAGCAACTTCGTGAAAGGCCTTCCTACGAAATCTGGAAGTCGGTCTACGGCACGCGGAGGGTGATCAAGGGCGAGGTCCGAGGCGAAGTCAATGAGGTCGATAAGGACTTCCGCGAGAAGTGCCACCAACGGCTTGCGCCTCACCTCAAGCAGAATGAGGTCTGGTACTACGAGATCGTAGGCTTCGAGGAATCAGGCAGGCCGATCATGAGCACCGTCGATTGCTTGAAGATGGGTAAGGATTTCGTGAAGCGCTTTGGTAAGACCATGACCTACAAGTACGGCTGCTTGCCTGCCGAGTGCGAGATCTACGTCTACCGGATCGCCCTGATGGGTGAAGACGGCGGGATGCTGGAGATGCCTTGGGGAGTTGTGAAGGAGCGCTGCAGGAAAGCTGGGGTGAAACATGTGCCTGAGGTAAAAGCGGCGGATTGGTGTCGAACCCGACTGGTCCGAACTGAGGATAACGTGGTTGCCTTGAAGGATTGGGTGGAAATTTTGACTGACAAAGTGGACATCGCAGATCCTATCGACCAGAGCCATATCAGAGAAGGCGTGTGCGTCCGAGTCGATAATCTCGAAACCGGCTCCATGAAAATCTTCAAGAACAAGACGCTAGATTTCAAGATTTTAGAGGGCATCGTAAAGGACACCGGAGTGGTTGATACAGAGGAAGTAGAAGCGGAGGCCACATGAACCCAATAAAGCAACTCATGATCCACGCGGTGATGGGTAGGGCATTTCTAAACTGTGCTGACGCAAGCCAAATGGAGAACAAAGGATTCGCTAAGTTCTCCGGGAACCAGCACAACGAGTCTTGGGCTTGGAACAAGGAAGCCCTTGGGAAACTGAGTACCGAGGAATTAGTGGATTTGTATAAAAGGGAGGTTTAGCCGGATGAAGCACCATTTCCTCAACCTGACCAACGGAATCCAAGCCATTCAGGACTACGGCTTGGAGGACGTTAGGTTCATCCGAATCCAGTCTACGGCCTGCGAGCAGAAGCGCTGGGAAGACATTTTGATGACTCTCTCCGACGACTTCCTGATGTCCGCTGTGCTAGGACACGAGTGTGTGGTCTACGACTACGGCGCCAACAAGGACGTTCCGCGTGCTGTTTGGCAGGGGCTTGAGTGGGTGAAGTACGTCCTGTCGCGCAGGTGGCACGGAGAAATTTACCGCCCTGTGGGTAGGGCGAAGGCCTGCCAAAATTACTTCGCGGTCCAATACTCCGGATTAAGCAGCCGCGCTAAAAGCAGGCTCGATTACTTCGCCCGGTACCTGAACGGCCCCCTTCGGATTAGCGCGATCACGGGCGCAACCGACAAAGACGGCAAGACCGAGTGGTACGCGGGGATCGTTAAGGGCTGGACCTTGGCTGAGGCTGCGTGATGGAAATCCTTGAACTCCTAGAAAGCAAGGGCATCGACTACGAGCACAAGGGCGGGGATGAAGTGGCCGTAGTTTGCCCCCATCAGCACCTGCATTCTGGTGGCGTGGATAATAAGCCCAGCCTAGGAATTAACGTCGAAAAAAGGGTGGCCCATTGCTTCGCATGTGGGTTCTCTTTGAACGAAGCAGGACTCCACCGGTGGCTCCTCGGTGAAGAACTAGATGAAATGCAGGAGCTTGGGCTTGGGCTAAGAGGGATTCTGTCCAGAATGAGCAAGACCGAATCCCTCCCAGTTGTCGAGGAGGAGCAGTCGGTATTTTTTCCGAGTGGGGAAATTTGGGACGAGGACGGATACCGAGGCATCAGCTTGGAGACCTACAGGCGGGTTGGGGCGATACGTTGTAGTCGAGGTCGTTATGCTGGAAGAATCGTCTTCCCCGTTTATTTGAATGGGGAATTAATCGGAGTGGATGCTAGGGCTCTTGGTGATGAGCAACCCAAGTGGATTCGTAATAAAGGGCTGCTCGTAAAATCAAAATGGATTGCGTGTCACGACATTATCAAGGCGATGAAGCCTGACTTAATTTTACTAGGGGAAGGCCACTTTCATGCGATCAACGGGATCGACAAAGGCTACGCAGCCACTTGTGCCTTCGGAGTAAATAATTGGTCAAAAAACAAGGTCATGCTCTTGCTGTCGATGGGGGCAACGGAAGTCTGCTTCTTCCCAGATTGTGACAAACCTGGATACCAAGCGACTCAGCGAATTTGTGCTTCGCTGATGCCCTGGTTCAAGGTCACCTGCGCCGACGCTTCGATCTACTACGGAACCGGGAAGGATATGGGCGATCTGACTCAGGAGGAGATGGACCTGGCTGTTGAGCGAAGAGGCTCCATCAAGCTCCCCACCTGTCTCCTCGAAAATTGGGAGTTTAAAATCGAGTTTGGTGCCGAGTGCAAAAAATGGAAATGCCCTTTCAACGCGAAGGGGAAATGCGGGAACGAGTTGTACGAACCGGAAATTAGGAGGGAGTAAATTTTGGATCATTACGAAAAATTTTGTTGCGCGGTCGATTTACTGGTTGAGGCAAATGAGCAATTCAGGGAGCGGTTTAAGGATGACAAGTGGTTCAGTGCGCTAGGGCCTGTGGGTTATGCGATGGAACTAGCTACGGTAACTGCGAACCCTAACCGGCGAGCAGGTAAAACCGAGTACATCAAATCCAGAGCGCAGGCGGGTGACCTGATTGTGGTACATGATCCCACACTGATCTGCTTCTACTCGGACGTTGCTGAGACGGTTACTGAGTTCCAGTCAAGGAGGTGTGTGGAACGCTACAGCCGAATTTACGTAGACGAACCCCGGCTTGTGTTTAAGAATGAGCGGGTGAGGGATTTCTACGCATCCCTCTGCAAAGACGCGGACCAGACTTTCATCTTCCTCGGGAGGAACTAAAATGCTCAACATCGTAGAAGCAACGGAGGACGCGAGGTACTCCTCGATCCTCCAAGAGGTCATCGAAGAATTAAAGGGGATCGAGATTCTGCGCCTCGATTATGAGTCCGACTACCAAGGGCACGTAGACATCGACGTGCTGCTGGCTGACGGCAGGGTCTTCTCCTACAGGTACTGGTACGGCTCCTGCTCTGGTTGCGACGAGTGGGAGGACCGGAACCTGACTTGCGCGGAGATTAAGGACGTGATGAGTCAGGAGGCCACATTTTTCGGCGGGCTTGAATCTTACCAGACTTGGTGTGGGATGCGAGGACAATTCGCTCGCACCAACGACGACTTCAAGCTGACTGATCTGGGCTAAAGGAGACAAAATGAGAAAATACGAAACGCGGCCTAGAACCGGCGTCGAGACCTACTTGGAAGAAACCACCTGCGACCTTTGCGGTGCTGTAGCCAAGCGCGGTAATTGGGATTCTTCTTCCTGGGAGGTGAATGAAGTCGAGGTCGAGGTGACGGCTCGCCAGAAGGATGGCTCCAGTTACCCGGAGGGAGGTTGGGGCACCGAGTTGACGGTGGACATCTGCCCGAAGTGCTTCAAGGATGTGCTGATTCCTTTCCTGAGGAAGAAAGGCGCCAAGATCGAAGAGCGGGAGTGGGATTTTTAGGACCAAACAAAAGGAGAAAAATATGAAAGCAATTGGATATTTGGTTTTGAGTGTTTTGATTATCGGGCTGTCCTGCCTCTGGTCTGGGTACGCGCTGAGCATACTCTGGGGCTGGTTTGTGGTGGGTACGTTCGGACTGTCACAGTTGACCATCAACTCAGCAATAGGACTGTCGCTGCTCGTCTCCTACATGACGCAACCCTATGACAACAAAAAGAACGACAGAAGCCCAGAAGAAGCACTGATGCACGTTGCTTGCAAAGGGGTGGTGAAGCCTGCGGTTGCGCTTGGCCTTGGGTGGCTCGTTCGCCTGTTCGCGTAGGGCTGACCCGCGACTAATCAAATTCACATCTGAATGGGAGGTAGAAATGAAATGGTGGGAAAATCCTGAGATCAGGAAAATGTACGCGGTTGGGCAACACGTAAATGGTATCGCTGACGATGGGCAGGTAAACGGCTGGATGCTGGAAGGGCTCTTCGAGACCGAGGAAGAGGCCGTCGAGCATTGCACCGAGAATTACCTTTTCATAGTGCCTATCCCGGTCGGGATGATGACCGGGATCAAGGTACCAGACGGGCTGTGGTGGCCTCGCTTGCAGACGAAGGAAGAAGGTCAGGCGCGCTTGGATGAGGCCCGTAGGTCTGGGGAGTTAGAAATTTAGCCTAATCAAATTCACAGCTGAATGGGAGGTAGAAATGGGATTATCTGCGCACCAAAGCGCCAAAATGAAAAACGACGAGTGGCTTACTCCACCCGAAATACTGGCCCCACTAGGTACCTTTGACCTGGACCCTTGTGCTCCGATTGTTAGACCGTGGCCTACCGCTTCGCGACATTATACAGTCGAGCAAGAGGGGCTGAATCAAGAGTGGCAGGGCCGAATATGGCTGAATCCACCGTTCGGTAGGGAAGCAGTGAAGTGGCTCAGAAAGATGGCCCAGCACAACAACGGCATCGCTTTAATTCCTGCTAGAACTGAGACAGCGATGTTTTACGAGACAATTTGGGGCAAAGCGACAGGTGTGCTGTTCATCAAGGGGCGCCCGCATTTCCACTACGTAGACGGTAAGAGGGCTCCGTTTAATTCTGGAGCACCAATCTGCTTGGTCGCTTACGGAGAAAACAATCTCGATGTCCTGAGAGCCAGTGGGCTAGGTGTTGTGGTAACGGCTCTCTAACAAATTCACATCTGAATGGGAGGTAGAAATGGCAGGAGGATTTTCTAACGTCTGCGCGGTTTGCAACCAGCCGTTCAAGGAGCAGGACAAAGCAATTGTGAGGGCGCTTGTGGTCGTCACAGGTGGGCACTCGAATCGGAGTAAGTGTGGGGAAGTTATTTCAGGGAAAGTGGTGGTGAGATTTCGGGTCGGGTCGAAGAGACAGTTGGTTCACGCAAGTTGCTGGGAGGATGAAGAGGTTTGATCTACGCAAGAATAGGTGAAAGCAAGAAGGTCCTGATCGTCTTCGACAACGCCCAACACAAGGACTGGATCAAAGACGGGAAGGTTTCACAAAAAGGCATCGAGCCCCTCCTCAAGAAATTTATTGACGCGGGGCTCGACTTTTCAGAGGTCTCGGCTTTGTGCCTGGCGGACACGCAGGACTCGAAGCCGAAGGCTACTGAGTACAAATACAAGGCGCCCTACGTTGATGAGTTAATCGAGACCTACGGCTTCAACGTCTGCATCCCGGTAGGAGCTGGCGCCTTCGAGAAGATCACAGGAAGGAAGGGCGCTGCCAAGTATTTCGGTAAGACGTTGATCTCGGAGAAGTACGCGGGTCTGAAAGTTCTCCCCTGCCCGAACCCAGCGCAAGCGAAGCATGACCCCGGAATTATGAACGTGATTGCTTCGGTCGTCAAGCAAGCAGTGGTCGAGAAGGAGTTCCCGGAGATCAGGGAAGCGGACAAGTTGGAGACGCACTACACGATCCTGGATTCAATCCCCAAGCTTCAAGGATTCTTCCAGCATTACACCTCTCCACTGGTCCGGGAGGTCGCTTATGACACCGAGACGACCGGGCTCTACTTCAACATCGACAGCATCACGACGATCCAGTTCTCGCATAAGCCGGGGTACAGCTACCTGATTCCCTGCAACGGGCCTGAATGTCCCGCTGTACTGAACCTGTGGAGTGAGGAAGAGTGGGCTTGGATCAAGGCCCAGATCACCCTGATTTTCACGGACCCGAACAAGCTGATTATCGGACACAACAAGAAGTTCGATGACAAATTCATCAACCATCACTGGGGAGTCCCACTTCAGAAGGGGCGCTCCTTCGACACGATGATAGCCAGTTTCTTGTGCGACGAGAATACGCCGAACGGCCTGAAAGACCTTACCTGCCAACTCACCGACATGGGCGACTACGAGTTGGAACTGGAGCGCTTCAAGGACGAGTATTGCAAGAAGCACAAGATCCTGAAAAAGCCCTCGACGAAGAACCCCGGCAAGCCGGTTTTCTCCTACGGGATGATTCCGTTCGAGACGCTGGCGCAATACGCCCTCTGCGATTCGGACGCTACCTTCCGTCTTTACCTCCACTTCAAGGAGGAGTTGAAAAAGGAGGAGCAGGAGAAAACCTTCGAGTTGGTCATGAGGATCAACTGGCTGCTGACTCGGTTCGAACTGAATGGCTGGCCGATCAACGTGGAATACGGCAGGGAACTTCAGAAGAAGTTTGAAAAAGAAATCGCTGAGATGGAAGTGGAGTTGCTGGCCGCGCCCAACATAACTAAGGCAGTTGAGGTCCTGACTCAGAACAAGCTGAAGAAGGAAACCGAGACCAAAAATAAGAAGGCCCTGGAGAAGCTGAAAGAGCTTCGCGGTGAGTTCGCGATGCTTGAAAAGCCCTATGAAGGGATCGACCCGAAGTTCCTCAAGCAGATGGAGAAGGAGCGTGTCTCCCTCCAGAAAAAAATCGACAAGGCCACTGCCGACAGCACGGTGCGGATCACCGAACTGAAGCAGCCCATCGTGTTCAAACTAGGCTCGGTTCCTCAGAAGCAGGTCCTCTTCTTCGACGTGATGAAGATGGATGTCGTGAAGCGCACCAAGAAGGGTGCTCCTGCGACGGACAAAGAAGCGATGTCGATCTGGATGCGAAGCGAACCCAGGCACAAGGAGTTCCTGCAGAAGATCCAGCACTACTCGGAAATGTGCAAGTTCTTGAGCACTTACGTGATCGGGGTTTTAAGCAAGACGGTGAATGGGAGGGTCCACGGGACGTACAACGCTTGCGGGGCCAAAACCGGAAGATCCAGTTCACGCGACCCGAACCTCCAAAACCTCCCGGCTCGCGGCGATGAGCGGAAGATGAAGTTGGTCAAAGCGATTAAGAAGATGTTCGAAGCTCCGGAAGGCAGAGTTCTTCTGGGTGCCGACCTCTCTGCAATCGAAATGCGGTGGGCTGCGATTGTCTCGGGCGACGAGAAGCTGATCGAGATTTTCAAACAGGGCATCGACATCCACGGCGCAATCGCGAAAGAGTTGTTCGATTACATCACCTGCCCACCTAACGATGTGAAGAAGCAGTACGAGTTCGAAAGAAACAGTGTTTCCAAAACCGTACAATTTCTCTCCATTTACGGTGGAGGTCCTGATGCCCTCGCCAAGAAGGTCAACGAGTCCATCATCGAGCGACAAGAACTTGCGAAGTCCAAGGGGGAAACCCTTGATCTCCAGGAGTACACGAAGGACATGGCGCAGCAGATCCTCGATGAGTACTTCGCCAAGTACAAGGGCGTGGACCAGTACATCAAGGATATGACGATTTCGACTCTGGAAAAAGGCTATGCCCTCTCATACTACGGGTACAAGCGGCGGGTCCCGGCGATTAACTCGGATGACGAAGGCATCAAGGCCCAGGCAGTACGCCAGGCCATAAATGCCACGATCCAGAATCCGGCTTCGGTCAGTCTGCTGCTTTCGATCTGTAACCTGCAGGAGGAGATTGATGAGTCTGGAAGTGACGTACTTCTTATTGGGAGTTGTCACGACGCGAATTACTCGGAAGTGTCCCGAGACGGGCTGGTAGAGGCTAGGGACCGTCTACTTTACCACATGACCCAGCCCCCAATGGAAAACTGTCCAATTCCTATGGCTGCTGAAGCAGAGTGGGGCAAGAACTGGGCTGAATTTAGTGAGGACTTCGGAACTGCCTTGGTAGATGAAGAGGAACTTGACGAGGAAGAAGACGAGGACATGGAGGAGTTGGAAGCGGCATGAAGAATAAATACGAAATAAAGAATGGAGTGGTCACAATCCACATCCACCGACTCAACGGGCAGAAATTTGAGGCGCTTGTTTCTGAGGAAGATTTTGTAGCGGTGAATATCTCGGATATTTCATGGTGCATAGATGACAAGACTAAGCGGAGAGGCGGTTATTACGCTTACTGCAGAGCCCCTCGTAATTACCCGCAGCAAAATCTGTCAATGCACCGCCTGCTCGCGCACGCTAAGGAAGGCGAACTGGTGGACCGCATCAATGGAAATACTTTGGATAACCGCCGCGAGAACCTGCGAATTGCCGACCACACCCAGAATAACCACAACCGCACCCGGCGCAACCGTAACAACACCAGTGGGGCCAAGGGAGTAGCGCGACACACTCAGAGTAAGAAGTGGCGAGCCTACATCATGCTTGACTACAAGCAGAAGCACCTCGGGCTCTTCGACACAGTGGAAGAAGCGGCTGAGGCGGTGAGAAAGGCGAAGGTTAAATTCATGCCTTATTCACCCGAGGCTCAGGAGGCAGCGTGCGCCTGAAAGAATTCAGAAGTGAATTTGAGGAAGCAGCATGACCGAGTTCATCTGTGATTGCTGCGACGCAATGTGCGTCCTGGACGTAGACGACGACAATCCCGAACTTCCAATCTGTTGCCCCTACACCGGACAAGCGGTGTTCTGGGAGAGGATTATGGAAGAGGGCGGGGAATGCTAAAGGAGAAAGGGAAATGAATCAAATTAAAGAAGCGGATTACTACGAGATTTGGAAGAACCCGTTCGGGGATAAGATTTCTTTCATCATGTGGGACAGCAACGACAAGCTCAATCGGCTGACCTTTGAGATGGCGGTGGCTGAACTGAGGCAGATTCTTGAGGAGAACTACTGATGATTAAGAAAATTGGGTTGATGGCCTGCATCCTGGGAGCAGGGGCCTTGGTCAGTTTCGGGTTTAGTCTGGGTGCTGACACAGTTACCGGTGAGTCAGTTCAGCGTGGCTTGCAAGTATGGGCCGGAATAACCGCAGCGTTCAGTATGGTAGGGGCTATGTGCGTACTTTTGGAGGCCAATTGAAAGAGTTTGAAGTTTTTCAACAAATCCAAGAAACTGCTTCAAGAAACGAGAAGATCGAGATTTTAAAAAGGAACGATTCTCCGAATCTCAGGAAGCTCTTGAGCTTGACCTACAATAAGTTTATCACGTACCGGATCAAGCAGATCGAGTTCCCCTCAACTTACAACGAGGTCCAGCCCGACATCACACAGGACTTGGAAGAGCTGCTCCTTCTGCTTGCGAAGCACGAAACCGGCTCGACCGCTGCGAAAAACATGGTCAGAAATCTGATGAAAAGATGTACCGAAGAGGGAGCGTCCTGGGTCGCAAAAATAGTTACTCGCGATCTGAAAGCCGGAATCGACGAGTCCACGATTAACGCCGCGTTTCCCAAACTGATTCCGACGTTCGACGTGATGCTCGCCCAGCCGATCTACAAAGGGGGCAAGACGCCGAAGAATCTCTGGCCCACTTTGAAATATCCCGTTTTAGTGGAGGAGAAGCTCGATGGGCTCCGGTGCATCGCGGTCTGCAAAGATGGCAAGGTGACATTCTTTTCGAGAGAGGGGCATGAATTCGATGAGCGCGGAGTGATCGCTGCGGAGATCCTGAAGTTGAGACCAGAAACGGATTTTGTTCTCGACGGGGAAATTCTCGCTAAAAGATTCAACCCGGACAACAAAACTTTCTTGAAGTGCAAGGATGGGAACTGGGTTTATGAAGGAGGCAAGGCCCTAATCCGAGCAGAATCAACTACTTCGGACGAAGTGAGGGAGTACCTCGGTTATTACTGCTGGGATTTGTTGCCCATCGAAACTTTCTTCGAGCAGAAGAAATCAGCCCCGTTGTCCGACAGAAAGCTCGAACTCGCAGCTCTCTTCGAGCGTCAGGAGAAGTCCTTCAATAACCTGATCCTGCTGCCGAACGCCTTAGCGAACAACGAAGCAGAAGTGAAGGAGCTTTTTCACCGCGTCAGGACGAAAGGTGGGGAGAAGTATTCAGTTCTGAATTCGAAGGGGAAGGAGGTGGAGTATCGGTTAAATCCAGGCGAAGGTGTCATGGTCAAGCTCCTTGACTCCGAGTACGAGTTCAAGAGGAGCAGCAAGCTCTTAAAAGTAAAAGAGTTTTTTACTATGGACCTCAGAATAGTAGGTGCCTATGAAGGTGAGGGTAAGTACCAAGGAATGCTCGGCGGGGTGGAGATGGCGTCGGACTGCGGGACCATCAAGACCGACTGCGGGACTGGATTTGATGATGCTCAACGCTATGAAATGTGGGTGGAGCATTTGTGTGGGAGGCTCGTCGGGCTCATCGGTGAGGTCTCAGGCCAGGAAGTCACGGCTGACGGCTCTTTAAGATTCCCTGTGTGGCAGCGGCTGCGGGATGACAAGACTTGTACCAACGTGGAGGGCTAGGAAATGAATCTCTGCAGAATTGGAATCCACGATTGGGAGGAGGTGAGTGACAGAGTTCTGCTCTGGGAAAAGGTCAAGGAATTTTTGACAAGCTTGGGGTTCACTACTGAGACTGGGCTTATTGGAGATTTATGGCTTCGAGGTGAACTTTCAATCCCCGAATATGCCTGGTGCGGTGACCTCGACTATCAAATCCCAGTTAATCCTATCTCTAAAGTCTGCCTCCGCTGCGGGAAGGTCCACAAGAATTACTCGGAGGCAAAGGTGATCAGCAAGGTCCACGACTTGGTACTGGAGAAGGAGGCTGAGTTGAGTAGAAGGAAGAAGGCTGAGGAGATGCTGGGGAGGTCGAAATGACTACAGAAGAAATAATGAGGCGGCGAAAACTTTATGAAGAATCTCCTGAGCTTTTGCTGGAACTTATCGGAGGAACCAAAGATACCTTCGATTTTTCAGAGTTGATCGTCATGATCACGGTGGCTGCTGAGATGGCTGTAGAAAAGGTGCTGGAGGATATGTTCAGTCGAGGGCTGACCTCTGAAGATTTTAGCTACCTGTACTCAGGCAAAATCAGGGTAGTCAGGGAGGAGTCCGCTTGAAAAAACGAATCCTCCTAGTGGACTTCGCCAACTCTTTCTTCAGCCAGTATCATTTCAAAGAGCCTGACAAAGCATGGAAATTCCTCAGCGACATCAAAAAGATCGTCGAGCAGTTCAAGGTCCACAAAGTTGTGTTCGCGTGCGAGGGCGGGAAATCCAAGTACCGCCTTGGCATCTACGAAGGCTACAAGGCGAACCGAGAGGAAACCAGGAAGAAATGGGACGCTGCTGAACTCGCACGCTACGCACGATTCAGAAATGAGGAGATGCCTGACTGCGTTGACCTCGCGAGAAAAGTTGGGATTCCCTGCCTCTCGGTCAAAGGGGTCGAGGCCGACGATGTGATCAGCTTCGTGGTTCGCCATGTTGATCTCGAAGAATTCGACGTGATGGTGCTGTCCACCGACGCCGACATGCTACAACTCCTCCGTCCCGGAGTGGCACAAGCGGGCTATGCAAAGCCCATGATTATGCCCTTGAGCCAAGGCGAGAAGATCCCGCCCAAACTCTGGCTGAACCTGAAGGCGTTCCAGGAGCAGTACGAGATCGAGCCTTGGCAGTTCGCCCACGTCAAGGGGCTCTGCGGTGATACCTCGGATGGCTACTGGACCGTGAAAGGCCTCGGTGAAACCTTCGCCCTGAAGATGATCCGCCAATGTGGGACCATGCAGGAAGTCGAGAAGCAATTGGACTCGCTTCAAATTTCGAGGATGCCTGAGAAGGTCCGGGTTGGGCTCAGGGAGAATTTTGAGACGGCCTACAGGAACCTGAAGCTGGCTGACCTTCACCACACGCCCGAAGTTGAACTGGAGATTTTCGGAGTCGATGGGATCTCGTACCTGAAGGAGAATCTGGAGAACTTCGGGAATCCGAATTCTCCAGATGTTCACGAAGTCAAAGAATGGCTCCTCGAATGTGGCAAGGTAGCAGTCGCAGAAAAAGCTTCGTTTTGGCTCCAGCCCTTCGCAGGGAGGTTCTAGTTGGCACAAATAACCCTAACCGACGAGCAAGCTGGCGCTGTCAAAGCGATTAAAGATTGGTTCAACTCAATCGACTCGACAATCAAAACCACCTTCGTTTTAGGTGGCTACGCAGGCACCGGCAAGACGACCATCGTGAATTTCATCGTCGATGATCTGAAATTAGAAGAGCAGGACATAAAATATGTCGCCTACACAGGCAAAGCGGCGATGGTCCTCAGGAAGAAGGGGCTCCCAGCTACGACGATCCACGGGTTGATCTACCGGCCCCGAATTGATGACCAAGGGAAGGTCACGTTTTGCAGAAGGGCTTTCGTGGAACTTGAAAAGGTCAAGCTGATCATCTGCGACGAATCCTCAATGGTGAGCGGCACGATCAAGTTGGATCTGGAAAGCTACGGGATTCCGGTACTTTACATCGGGGATCATTTTCAGCTTCCCCCTGTGTCCAAGGATCAGGCGAACCTGATGCTCAACCCGGATTATCGCCTAGAGACGATCCACCGCCAGGCGATGGACAACCCGATTATTCGCCTGGCTCATTCGATCCGGATTGGGGAGGACATCGGGTACGGGAGGCATGGTGATACGTGCTTCGTAATCCCGTGGTTCCGCGTTGCTGATGAATTTTTGCTTAGTGCTGACCAAGTGATCTGCGGGTTCAACAATACTAGGAGGAAATTAAACGAGGAAATCAGGGGATTACTCGGATTTAAAGGTGATCTCCCTGCACCCGGCGACAAGCTCATCTGCCTGAAAAATAATAACGAGATGGGACTCGTGAATGGGATGCTCGGGACATGCGGGTCCTACGACTCGATTGGAAAATATCTGGACTTCACGAACGACGATGGAATTCACTACGAGTGCCTGGACATCGACGATCAGGTTTTCTTGGGTGGGCAGGTTTATTACCAGCGAGGCATTGAGCAATTCGACTTCGGCTACGCTTTAACGTGCCACAAATTTCAGGGCTCAGAGGCGCCGAAGATTATGGTCTTCGAGGAACTTTTCGGGAACGATGAGGAGATGCACAGGCGCTGGCGCTATACGGCCTATACCCGTGCTTCAGAAAAACTGATGATCGTCAAATAAATATTCAGATGTGAATTTTTTATCTTGACATTTAGGCCGAAGTAGATTATTGTCAGAACTGTGGTTGAGGGGCCTTCTTCGGGAGGCTCCTCTTTTCACCAGAAAGTATTCACAAGTGAATTTTTATCTTGACAAAAAGTCAGAAATGAATTAGAATTCAAATATGGATTGAAGACAAAACAAAGGAGGTTCAGATGTTCAACGATTTCAAGGTAGCGGTTCAAAAGCAGTTCGATTTGATGAAGCAGCACGAGCTTTTTCGCGCCGAGGTTTCCAAGGATCTTCTCTGGGAGACCTACCTCAGCAGCTTCCCGGAGGGCACTAACCCGATCTACAAAGAACGCACGGAGCACGATTGCACCTGCTGTAGATCCTTTATCAGAGCGGTTGGCGACGTAGTTGCCATCATCGACGGGAAAGTGGTCAGCATCTGGGACGCGCAGCCGGGTGGCTTCTATCAGGTCGTGGCGGATGCGCTGTCCAATCTGGTCAAGTCCAGTGAAATCAGCAACATCTTCCTCCACCCCGAGTCCGTAGCTGGGGTTGACAAAAATTTCCAGCAGGCAGATTCGGGAGAAATGCTTACCTGGGAACACTTCTACATCAAGGTCCCGACCGACCGAGTGGTCAAAGGGCTCGACATCGGCTCCAGACTGTCCGAGTCCAGGAGCACCAAGGACGTTTTCCTGAGGAGCCTCAAGGAAATATCGATGGATTCCATCGACACGGTACTGGAGTTGATCGCTCAGAATTCGCTGTACCGTGGCGAGGAGCACAAGTTCGCTGTGGAGAGCTTCTTGAAGCTGAAGAAGGAATTCTCCAAGCTTCCGTCTTCGCAGCACGACATCTTCTGCTGGTCAAAGCTGAAGAGCGTTCCGCAGTCCGTCTCCAAGATTCGTGGCACGGTCATCGGGACTTTGCTGGTGGACCTCTCCGAAGGCAAGGACTTGGAGCCGTCTGTGGGTTCGTTCGAGGCAAAGGTGGCGCCCAGCAACTACAAGCGCCCAACTGCTCTGATCACCAAAGGCATGATCGAGAAGGCACAGAGGACAATCGAGGAACTCGGGTTAACCTCTGCCCTCCAACGCAGGTACGCGGTCACCGAGGACATCACCGTGAACAACATCCTGTTCGCGAACCGTGAATCCAAGCAGCGGATGAACGTCTTCGAGGAACTGGCTAGTGCGGTTCCCGAGAACATGAAAAGTTTCGACCGAGTTGAAGAAATCGGGATCACAGAATTCATCTCCAATGTTCTACCGAAGGTGGAGTCACTGGAGATCCTGCTTGAGAACAAGCACGCCGGGAACATGGTCAGCCTGATCGCACCCATCGAAGCAGATGCCAAGGGCATGTTCAAGTGGCCGAACAACTTCTCGTGGTCGTACACAGGGGATGTGGCGGACTCGATCAAGGAGCGCGTCAAGAAGGCTGGTGGGAAGGTCGATGGGGCTCTCTGCTGCAGGCTGGCGTGGAACAACACCGACGACCTCGATTTCCACATGGTTGAGCCCAACGGGCAGAGAATCTACTACTCGAATCGTCGCAAGCTATCTCCGAACGGTGGGCGCCTCGACCTGGACGCAAACGGTGCAGACGGGATGAGGACCGATCCTGCTGAGAACATCTACTACGCCGACAAGCGCCGGATGCGCGAGGGCGGTTACACGCTGCAGGTCAACCAGTACCAGTCGAGAAATAGCAGCGACGTTGGGTTCGAGGTGGAGATCGAGTTCGGCGGAACCACCCACAACTTCGTCTACCCCAAGGCGATGCGCTCAGGCGAATACGTTGAGGTCGCCCAGATCAAGTACAGCCACAAGGACGGCTTCGAGATCATCAAGTCGTTGCCTTCTTCGCAGACCTCGAAAGTCGTCTGGGGCCTCCCGACACAGACCTTTCACAAGGTCAACGTCCTGATGCACTCCCCGAACCACTGGGACGGGCACGGCGTAGGCAACAAGCACTTCTTCTTCATGCTCGACCAGTGTGTGAACGAGGGCAAGGCCAGGGGCTTCTACAACGAGTTCCTGAACGAGGAATTGAACGCGCACCGGAAGGTCTTCGAGGTCGTCGGTTCCAAGATGAAGGTCGAGGAATCCGAGAACCAACTCAGTGGCATCGGGTTCTCCTCAACGCAGCGCAGCAGCGTACTTTGCAGAGTCAAGGGTAGCTTCACTCGCACCCTCAAAATCAACTTCTAGGAGGAAGAAAAATGTTCGAAAAAGCCAGCAGGATGAAAATTCGCTTCGAGTCTCCCAAGGGCAACCTCAGCACCGAGGACCTATGGGATCTCCCACTCACCGCAGTCAACAACGGCGCCTGCCTAGACAATATTGCCAAGGACCTACACCGCAAGCTGAAGGACAGCGACACCGAGAGCTTCGTCGTCAAGAGCAAGAATCTCGACGCCGTACTCCAACTCAAGTTCGAGGTCATCAAGCGGGTCATCGAAGTCAGGCTGAACGAGGCCGAGGCTGCTGAGAGGATCAAGGAGTCCAAGGAGAAGAAGCAGAAACTCATGTCGATCATCGCCCAGAAGGAAGACGAGAAGCTCCTGGGTGCATCCCTTGAGCAGCTTAGGGCGATGGTAGACGCGCTGTAGTTTTGATTGGAGCCCTCTTCGGAGGGCTCCTCTTTTCCACCAACAATTCACAAATGAATTTCAAAAATCAGGGAGGGAACCCAACTATCTCAAATTATTTAAGGAAAATCTCAAAATGGCAAAAGCAACTGAAAAAACTAACGCAGCAGCATCTGTAAATCTGGCAGACCTTTTTGAAGGAATGACTCCTGACGAAATCCGGGAAATACTTGGTGCGACCGGACAGGCCACCAACGCTTCGTTCGATAAGACCCCGACGCTCAAGATCAACAAGTTCCCGATTAAAGACGCCAAAGGCAACACCGTTCCGATGGGGAACTTCGTGTACAACCAGATCACCAAGCAGGACGGGAAAAACACGATTGTTGAAGACATCGGCATCGACTGCGGGGCTAACCCGGAGATCACCGTGGTCAAATTCGGGACCAAGTTTTCTTTCTTCCCGGATGGCACCAAAGTCAAGGACGTGAAGAAGCATATTTGTCAGAGCCAGCTCGTGCTCGATCCCGGCGAGAAAGCCGCAGGCGACAATCTCGGCTTCGAGTGCATGTCCGGGAAATGCCCACGCCGTGCGAAGGACGTTGACAAGGCGGAAAAATGCACTTGCCAGTATCAGGTCTTCGTCGAGGTGAAGATCGGTGAGGAAACAAAAGGCGCGATCATGTACTTCAAGGGCACCAGCTTCCTGCCCTTCAAACAGTACCTGGATTCGGCTGGGAAGTTCCCGCTGTACTTCTTCCCGACCCTCCTGACCACCGAGCAGCAGGTCAACGGCACGAACGTCTACTGGATCATAACCCCAATCCTCCAGAAGGATCGCCCGTATCCCCTCGAAGAGCGCAAGCTGCTGACCGAGACCGTTAAGGCGGTTGACGAGTCCGTGAGGGGCTTCGAGACTCAGCGCAAGCTGATCTCGGCTACCCGCAAGGAAGAAGCGCAGAAAGCTCTGCCTGCCGGAATGAGTATCGAGGGCAAAGGGGCTGGCAATTCTGGTGGCTTGGGTGCAGGAGCACAAGACGCCGAATTCGACAACATCGTTTTCTAAAAAGTGAACAACTCCGCAGGCCTTTCCCTCCTCTGAGCCTGCGGAGTTGTTCTGGGAGAGGTAAAAATTTTGAAACAAGAAACCAAAGATTTACTCGTAGCGGGTTGGGTAGTGGTTACGCAGGTTGTGGCAATCATGTCTGGGATCGCAGGACTTGTGGCGCTGATCCAAGGGGATTACTCTCAAGCAACTTTCAACATGCTCATGATGCACATACTGAGCACCAGGAACTAAAACCAAAAATTAAAAAGGAGACCAAAAAATGAACAAACTCGTAATTTTCGCGCTGATCGTGGTAGCTGCATTTTCCGCAGGCTGCAAAAAGTCCGCTGATGAAAAAGTCGCAGCGACCGTAGCCAACGTCCATGCACTGACCGCAGAGGAGCGCACGCTGGCTGAAATCAACGCCAAGAGGTACTTCGAGAAGGAATGGCCTGTTCAGCGCAAGGAAGCGGATGGCAACATCGTGCTGACGAAAGAGCGTGGCGCCCTCGTCAACGTGAGGCCCTCCGACAGCAACTTCAATGGCCTCGTCACCTCCGTAGGCATGGTCCCGCAGCAGAATGGTGGCTTCAGGGAAGTCAAGGTTTTCTGTGGATACAAGCCGGAACTCGTGGGCTGCTCCGATGAGGACACCGTGAAATGAGTGTGCTGGTGGATGTAAGCACATTCGTGATCGGGTGTTTGATTATTGGCTCAGGTGGCTTCGCTTGCGGAGTAGTTGTAGCTTGGAGATGGATTAAAAAATAACCAGGAAAGGAGAATAAATTGTTCCTCAAAAGTAAAACCATCGACGAAATTATGGGTACCTTCCAGAAGGCTGTCAAGGAACTCGAACTTCATTCCTCGAAGCACGACGCTATCGCAGATGGTATCGAAACCAAGATTTCAGATCTGATGAATGATCGCGAGAAGCACCTTGGTGAAAGTCTGGAAGCAACCAGGCTCGCTGAGAAAATGAAGCAGGCCTTTCTGTAGGAACGAGATCACCCCGCCGATCCTCTCCCTCGGAACATGAGGTGCAAGCAGCGCGGACAAGTAGCACGTCATTGAGGGCATGGCCTAATTTGGCTAAGGCTGGTAGCTGGTACAACCGGATTTGGAGCGCAAGCCTCTGAGGTTCTCAGCTGCTGAGAGCTTGAAGCTCAAACCTGTGCTCTACGGTAGTTGTACCCAAGCCTAACATGAGTGACCTGAGCGTGTGAAAGGGGAGGAGCCTGTACTCTACGGTAGTTATTCAGGCAGCGCTGGCAGACCGCGTGGAAGTCTGCCGCCTAATTTAAGGAGATCCAAAATGAACGAAGAATTCAAAATTTATCATCTCGCAATCGACCCGGAGCGGCTCAAAGAGGCTCGGGCCTACGTCCTCGACCGGCTATGTGGCCTTCGCAATTTCGACGAGATCGACACCGATGCTCTCGAAGAGATTGATTCGATCCTGGGCGACATTGCCTGCGAAGCCAATGAGGAGTACGGGATGGACACCTTGTTCGGCTGTGACAAGGATCTGCCGGAAGACGAGGTGGCTTAAATGAGATTCATCGCAGAAGCAGCATCAACCGCAGTAGATCTCAAAGGAGACAGGTTTGCGCCTGAAGCTCTCTACCAGATGGCTGAGGCCGTACAAGGGAAGGAGATTCCGATTCTTGATGGTTTCAACCAGCACGTCAAGGTTGGCTTCGTGGACTCAGCGAAGGTCTTGGACAACAAGCTGATCATCGAAGGCGAGCTTCTTGTTGGGCTTTTGGAGAAGGCGGAAGGATTTGTGGTTCCTGGTTATCAGGTTATGCGTGGAGGCCTCGTAGATGAAGTCTGGGTCGAAACCGACGTGAGGCTGAACTGCTTCGGGCTTACCAGCCTTCCTTGTGATCCCACGTTGAAGCCGTTGCAGGAAATGGAGTTCAAAAAATGTGCGATGGGAGTGGGGAGGTCGGGTGGCTAGAAAATTTCTTTGCAGCGGGGATTGGCACATTTGGCTTCGCAAAGAGGCTCCCTTCGCTTGGCAGATCGACCGCTACATGCAACTCTTCGAGTTCCTGATCGAGGCCTGCCTGCACAACCACGCGGAGTTGATCATAGCAGGGGATCTTTGGGAGAAATGTGAGCCCGAGCTTGAGGAGCAAGAGCTTGCTTTTATCTTCTTCAGGATGTGTCGTGAGGCCGGTATCGAAGTCTACTTGATCTCTGGAAATCACGAACAGATCGGGCCAGGCAAGGACACTTTCCAGTACCTGGACATGGGCAAGGACAAGACGATCAAGCTGAATTACCAAGCGAAGCCTTGGGTTCATCACCTGCCTGACGAAAATTGCACGCTGCACTTTGTAAATCATTGTTCCTTGGGCACCTATTCTGGACCCACAGTGACTGGCACCAAGCTGAACATTTTGATCTCTCACTTCCGATGCAACTACAACCAGTTCGTCAAGGAGGAAATTGATGTCGATCATTTGCTGGAGCCTTTCGATTTGGCTATTTGTTCAGATATTCACGCCCCCTACTCAGTAGGCAAGCTCGTCTACACGAACCACCCGGTCAACAAGGAGTTTCAAACCTCGGTCGATACCGGAGTTGTCCTCCTGACCCTTGACAAGGGCACCGCGAAGTACGAGCGAATAGCCACAAATTTGCCCTCACTAATTCAGATCCGAATTCGAGCGGATGAGGAATTTCCTGCTTTAAACGAAACCGACTTCTACCGGATCGAGGTCACCGGCACCGTGCCTGAGTTGAAGACCATTTCAGCGCCTCAATCCAACGTCAAGTTGGTGAAGGTGCCTGAGGCTTTGCAGGTTTTGGTTCAGGATTCAGGAGAGCAAGAAGAAATCATCAACGCCTCGCTCGACGAGGAACTGGCTTCCTATCTGAAGGAACTTGGGTACGACGAAAATAAAATCGACCGGATGATGATGGTCTACAAGGAGGCAGCTTGATAATCGCAGTTGATTTCGACGGTACCTGCGTAACGCACGAGTACCCGAAGATTGGGAGAGAAATCGGAGCGCAGCCCGTTCTTAAAAAGCTCACTGGCGAAGGCCACCAACTCATCCTCTACACGATGCGGAGTGGCAAAGAATTGGAAGACGCTGTGGCTTGGTTCAAGGAAAACGAAATTGAACTCTGGAGCATCAACGAGAATCCGGGGCAGAAACGCTGGACCCAAAGCCCCAAAATCTACGCACACCTCTACATCGACGACGCGGCTTTAGGGGTTCCCCTTTGCAAAGGGCTTGATGAATTCGAACGTCCTTTCGTGGACTGGGATTCAGTTGAGAAGTTGCTCTTCTCAGGGGAGGTGGTGTGAGGCCCACAGAAGAAACAAATTTTTGCCGCGTGTTCGAACTTCCCCTCGAATACCCGGAGGGGTTCTGCTTCGACGGAAGTAAGCCTGTGGTTATGCAGATGGTTGATTGGTTCAATCCGTGGCCTTCTTACTACGACACTGACGAACCAGAAACTTGGGAAGAAGTTGTCGTGCTCCTGCGCCTGTGGCTAGAGGAGAAGTGTTACGTGCGCCCTGGTAGGACTTACATCTTGATTACCGATTTCGGGGAGTCGTTTGTGTTCGGAGGACTAAAATGAAATTCTCAGATTTATTTGAAATCGAAGGTTCCCTGAACGAGCCCAACAGGACCGTAGCTCTCAGGTTAAGGCTCTTCGGAATCGACTTCGAGTTTTCCGCGATGGGCTACCTGGACGACATGATTTTCCCCTTCCTCTTCATTCCGTCGTTGAGGGGGTTCGCCTTCCAAGTCCTTTTCCTTGGCCTCTTCGTGGGCAGGGTCGTTAAGGAGAAATCCTACACGATTCCTCAGGAGGAAGAGGAGTGGGACTAGGGGTCTGTGATAATTGTGGTGCTGGGCCAGAAGAAATAATTTTTAAAATCCAGAGACAATCAGCTCCTGGTGCCACTTACAAATTGTGCGCGGAGTGTTTGCTTGGAATTGAAGACATCGCTCAATTTGAATGCACTGAATCCATTAAGCTTAAAAAGGAGGAAGAGGAGTGGTAGTCGAGTTCACCCGAGTAGTGGCCCGAGACTGCTTCGCCTACAAGTACCTCGACTTCACGTTCGAGAATGGAATTCACTCGGTCATCGGCAACAACGGCGCCAGCAAGACGAGCCTTTTCCTGACGCTGATCCAGGGCCTGTTCAACAAGAACCCGAAGGGCACCAAAGTAGACGACGTGAATAACGAGATCACAGGCCAGCCTTATGAGATCGAAATCTGGTTCACCAAGGGCGCTTCCGAGTGGTATGTCAAGAACTCGAAGAAGACCGGTGAGATCGAGATTTACGAAGAGGTCAACGGAGCGAAGCACAAGCGGCACCTGAAGCGAATCCCGGACAACCTGAAGTTCCTCGAAGAGGTCCTCGAAACCGACTATTCAACTTTCGTGGATCTCGTTTACCAGAGCCCGAAAAGCTCCTTGAATCTCCTCGAATCCTCCTCCGATGGCGAGAGGAAAAAGTTCATCTCCAGAGTCAATCGCCTGGATGAACTCGACGCTGAATTCGACCGGATGAAGGAGAAGGAAAAGGCTCTCGCAGGAAAGCATGGCAAGATCCTGATGCTCCAGAAGCAGATCGAGTTGATGGAGCAGGGCGTGGTTCATCCTCAGCCTGAACTTGAGGAAGTCGAGGTTGCTGAGCTTGAATCCAGACTGAAGAATCTTTGGGTTGAAGTTGATAACTTGAAAGCTCAGCAACTGGAACTCTCCAGAGATCGAAGCGATCTCACAGAGCTATTGAAAAAAGCCGAGGCGAACCAAGCGACACAAGAGAAGATTCAGGAGTTAGAAGACGAGATTAAAACCTTCGAACTCCCCTCTTTATCGAAGGAAGACGCACAAAGCAGAGCAACTAAGCTTCAGGAAGAACTCAGGTTCACCGAATCCAAGCTTCAAGAGGCTCAAGGGGTTCTCGCTAGGTACGAAAAGGCCAAGCCTCAGATCGAGCGGCTGCTTCCATTGAGGGAAGAACTTTCCAAATTGGAAACTCCTGAAGTTGAAGCAGAGTTCGCTGAGGAGCAACTGAGGAAGATCGAGAACCTCAAGACGAAGACGCAGGTTGCCCGAAGTCAGAAGGGATCGGAGCGCCTGAGCCTTGAGAATTCCGCGAAGTCCTGTGCCTGCCCTACCTGCGGACATTCGGTTGACTCGACGCAGTTTGAAGGGCAGATCGAAGAGCTTTCTGCTCAGATCGAAGCCGACAATGCTCTCATCGAAAAATGCGAGTCCTCCCTCTCAAAGTACCGCCTCATCCAGAAGGCTTGGCAGGAAATCACCAGGAAAACTCAGGAGCTTGAAAAGCTCGAAGCCAACCCGGATACCAAGATCGACGGGAATCAAGCTCAGCTTGATGTGAGTTGCTTCGAGGATCGCAAGCGTCGGATTCAATTGAACTTGCAGGAAGCGGTATTAATCGGGATGGAGCACCTGCAGTTCGAGCAGAGGCAGTTCGAGTTGAACCGGTTGAAAGCTGAAGTTGGTCCTGCGGTTGAGGTTGATCCTCTGGTTTTGATGGCTATTGATTTGAAGTTGGGCGAATTGGTTTCTAAGTTGATTTCAGTAAAAAACGAGGTTTCCCAAATTGATACTGAAGTAACCAAGGCCAAGGACCACAACGCTTTATCGAGAGCCCGAAAAGAACTTAATCGTCAGGTCGAGGAAAACAACCGGGATTTATTGCTCCGATTGGACGCTTCCAGAAATGAGTTGTTTCAGGCAGAAAGTACCTTGGAGGACATCAGGAATTGGTTGGGAATCCTCGGGCCGAAGGGTTACCGAGTCAGGAAAATCGACAGGTTCCTGAGGAGCTTCAACATCCTGATCCGGAAATATTCGGAGATGATCACCTCGGGAAGAATCGCGTGCGTCTTCTATCTCGATGAAGATGGTGAGGTCCAATTCACGGTCACCGACAGCCACAAGACGGTCAAGTGGGCGAACTGGTCGGAGGGTGAGAAGGCGAGGGTCAAGATGTCCTGCCTCTTCGCTACGTTGGAAATTTTGGAAGCCACAGGCTCCTCTTCGTTCAACGTGCTTTGCCTCGATGAAATCTTCGGGTCGTTGGATGAAGAGGGGAAGGCTGGACTTTTTGAGGTGCTGGGCTACCTGAAGGAGCAGGGCCGCTGCATCGCCATTATCGCTCACTCCGAACTGGCGCTGCCGATGACCTACACGAGCATAATCAGAGCTACTAAACACGAGGACGGAACGACATCAATTCAGCAATGAAAATCGAACTTTCCAACATCGAAGAAGTTTTGAACTTCAGGAATTCCTTGGTTGAACTCAGGTCACCTAAGGAAAAACGGAGGCAATTCGCTGAGGGGGTTCTGAAGCTTCCAGAGGAATCCGAATGGCTCCTCACTTTCGCCTGCTGGTTCTGCATGTTGAATTTTCGGTTCAAGGCCATCGACGACTCCAGGTACCACTCAGTCCCGGAACTAGAAATTTCTGAGGCATCATTCGGTGGATTTCTGGAAGTCGTCAGGTTCTTCAACCGGAAAACTGTGACTCGCACGAGGGAGTCAGAGTTAATTCGATTTCTAGCGAAGACCAGCAGGATCGACCGCGAGTTTTACCTCTCGCTAGTTTCAAAAAGTTTTACCAAAGGATTGCCCGTCATGGAGATTCAGACCTCGCTCGACCTTGGTGTGGTTAACACCTTCGAAATTTATAAGGCACCTGAGGCCCTCCAGACAAGCTTCGCCGCGTTGAACTACCCGGTCGCCATCTCCGCTGTTATGGCCCCCGACATGAGGCTGGGGGTGGTTTCCAAGGAGCCCAGATCAACTAGGTCATTTGAGTGTGAAGCAGGAAAATTAGTTGGAATTAAGCCATTACTTCCCGTGGATATGCAGTACATCGGAACTCCACGATTTACCCTGACGGGGTACGCGGGGCGGTTGAATTCAGGAAGGACCGTGTTTCACCCAGTCGATTACTTCGACAATCTGAAGGAGTTTGCCTTGACCCTCAATGGCAAGCCCACGACCCCGTTTCCCGAGCGAGTAGAGAAGCTGCGCAGGTTTCAAGACAACAACCTCTTGACACAGATCACGCCCAATTATGTGGGCCTCGCATTTCGGGAAGAGGAAGTTTTGGGCGAAGTCGTCAAGGTCATGGAGCACTCGGATTGCGAGTACCTCACGCTGACCGACCAGGATACCGCCAGAACCGGGGAATCTCATGTGGTTGAGGTCAGGGTGACCGTGGGAATCGTAGAACGATTCTGGCACGTAGGCGGGAACGCCAAAGGGTTTTTAGTTTGGTTCAACGGGGATCTCTTCCGAGTAGCTTTCAGCTTCGCGGGAAGGGACAACGCTCTCCTGAACAACATCAAGCCGGCGAAAGGCAAGCTCTTGGAATTCCTCTACTTGAAAGTAGGCGGGACCAAGATCGGTGTTGGTAGGAAGATCCTCTGGGACAAGGCCCCTTGGCGAAGATACAGGCTGCATGGAAAACACACCCGGCTGGAAAAATGCACCCTTTGTGGGGGCACAAATGCTCCTTCACATGGCGCCGGGATCTGTGCGATCTGCGACAAAAACATGAAGTATTATTTTGAGCACAATGGAGTTGGGAACTGGATCGTAGCCAAGGGTGTGATGAGCAAGAAACGGCGGAAATCGTCGTGGGAACCTGAAATGCTTGAGATGGTGCCTTATAAATACAAGGGGCACCGGATCGAAGCGAGAGAAGACGGATGCTGGCGATTTCTGCCAGTGGAAATTAAAGGAGATGAGGATAGCGAAGAGAATTAGGAACCCTGGAGGGCAAGTAGGGCGACCAAGTAACACTGTAGAAAAATTCAAGACGTTGATCGAGCAAAGAGGGCCGGATGAATGCTGGCGGTGGAGAGGGACAATTAATAGTAACGGGTATGGATTCTACAAACTTTGGGGAAAATACAGGCTTGCACACAGACTATCCGTTATTTTTCTGAAGGGTGAAGATCCTACGGGCAAAGTTGTTAGGCATACGTGCGACAACCCTCTTTGTGTTAACCCCGAACATCTTCTAATAGGGACAACTCAAGACAACGTGAACGACAGAGTTACTAGAAATAGGAGTGCTACCGGCGAGAGAAACTTCAACACCAAACTAACCTTGGAGCAAGTGCTGATAATTAAAAAATCAGATTTCTCCATCAACGGAACCGGCAGGGATCTAGCTAAACAATTTGGGGTAACCCAAACCACAATTAGTAGAATCAAGCTGGGCAAGGCGTACAAGTATGTATCAACTGATATTACCACTAACGGTGACCATCCCAAGGAAGACGAAGCCAGGGAAGAAGTATTCGCTCGGACTAAATAATTACCGCAACTGGCAGCACCACGAGAGCAACGCGCTGAAGATCTTGTACAAGGAAATCGTAGCGAAGGCAGTCGAGAAGGCTGAGGGCAAGCTAGGCAAGCCTCCGTACAAATTCACCTACACGATTTTCTACTCGACGAAGCGACTGTTCGATCTGGCAAACATCGGAGCGGTGGTACAGAAATTCGCAGATGACGCGCTGATTGAACTGAAGCTCCTGGAGGACGATAACTACACGTTCATCCCGGAGATCGAGTACAAGTTCGGCGGAATCGACAAGGAAAACCCAAGGGCGGAACTTATTATTTCTGAATTTCGCCCAGATGAATTCACATCTGAATAGGAGCCAAATTGAGTAGTTACACGAAAGAGTATCTTCTGGATCTGATCCAGCAGTACGAGGACAGACACGGAGCAATTCCCACCAGAAGGCAGATGCGGTCCGAGTTCAACGTGACCGAAGCTCCATACATGAGGGTTTTCGGGAGTTGGGAGGAAGCTAAGCGCTTGTACGAGGCTTCAAAAATTAACAGTGCAGACGCGCTAGTGCTGACGGACGACTACCTCAACGAGGATAAGTTGTACGGAAACATCATCCGCGCCCAGCAGTTCCAAGAGGAAATCGACAACATTCTCAGCAAGTACCAGACGTTTGAAATTCTGGTGCTCTCTGACATTGAGATCCCTTATGCCAACACCGAGATGATCACGTTTGCGGTTCGTGAGGCTCAGAAGCGCGGCGTGAAGGTTGTGGTACTCAACGGAGATATCACGCACGGCGACTTCTTCTCCAAGCACGCCAAAAATGTCCACGTAGATCCTGAGATCGAGTACGGGCAACTCGTGAAAATGATCCAGTGGTTCAGCAGCAACTTCGAGCAAGTGCTTCTTGTACGAGGTAATCACGATGACGTTGTAGAGCGCTATTGTCAGCGGAACCTGCAATACGAGTGCATGAAGTTCCTAATCAAGGCCGATCTGCTGGCTAACGTGTCGGAGCACTTTGAGAACGTACACTACGCCCACAACTGGTGGCTCAAGGTTAAGGACACCATTTTCGCCCACCCGTCCCGCTTCACGGTAGTCCCGATGAGGACCGGAATTGGTGCTGCAGGGGCCATATCTAAGCAGGGGATCGACTTCAACGCCTTTGTGATCGGGCACTCACACCAGCTTGGCTCCTACGACAGCATGGGTGCAACGTACATCGAAACGGGTTGCTCGTGCATGGACCAGCCTTACTACCTGAACAACAGAGCCACCGGGCTGAAATGGGTGCGCGGATTCGCGACCATCGGGTTCACACAGGGCAAATTCGACTACAACAAATCCAAATTGTGGAGGTGGGACAAATGACCAAATATTTTCCCAAGGACGACATCATTGCCCTCGCAGGCCAGATCGTTCCGGAAGGGTATGAACTTCGGGAGCTTACGTTTTCGTGGGACCCCGAAGAACCCAAGGGCAAGGGCACCTATATCGTCTTCGGGCACGAAGGGAAGTTCTACCAAGTAGGCTGCTGGAATGGCGGCGAGAGGCCTAAAGGATTCCTCGTGAATTGGGAAGGAGACGTTCCTGGTTACGAGGTCTACTTGAACGAGGAAACGTTTCAGTGGGAGGCAGTAAATGAAAACTAGAAAATTCGCGAAAGACCTGATGCTCGCCATCACCAAAGAAGATGTTCCAGAAGGATTCGAGATCGTCGAAGAGGGTGAGTGGATTCAGGACTACAAGTACCAAGGCAGGGAAATCATCTTCAAGTTCGAGGACAAACACTATTCCCTCTACGAGTCCAGGTCAGGGAGTTACCACTCCGACTGGTATTACTGCAGCGAGGACTGGAGTGAGGAAGTCGAAGTCACTGAAGTTGAGCCTGTCGAAGTCACGACAATCCAGTGGAGGGCAGTTCGCTAGATGTGCTACTCGCATTGCCCGTACACAAGAATGGCCCCCGTCGATTACGGCGGGGGCGAATGCACACTGAATTTGGACCAGGTGATTCCTGAAGACGCCTGGTGTTGGGAAGGAGAGGAGGAAGAGGATGCCACCGAAGAAGAAACCTGAATCTGGGATCGAATCCCTTCTGAATAAGAAGGTCCAGTTGATCGACAAGTACGGCTCCTTGGTCCCGCACGAAGGAGTCCTGAAACAAGTAGAAGCGGGTTGGCTGACTCTCGAAACTGAATCAGGACGAACCACCTGCATCAACATTGATTTCCTCAGCGGAGTCGCTGAGGTGAGGGAGAAAGAGACAAATTGAGCGAAGAAATTATCGAATTAGTTGAAGCTGAACTGAAGCAAATCAAAAATCCGCTGATCCAGGATTTCGTGGCGTTCACACTTATGAAGGCGCCTACGTACCTGACTCAGGTAGCTAGCAGTTCGACCGGTAAATACCACCCACCACAGAGTAGGCTTGAGCCCTACGGCTTGGTCAACCACCTGAAATCCACTGTCTCCTTCGGGATTCGTTTCGGGAGAGCCTACGGCTTCGAGAACGACGACATGGATGCGGTGATCGCAGCGTGCCTCCTCCACGACATCCTGAAATACTCAGACTACGAGAAGGGCGTCGAGGTGAAGCAGAGGCACACCTCCAAGGATCACGATTTTTCTTCTGCCCTCTTCGTGCATAGAGCAGCGCGAGAGTTCCACGCAGAGAGGGGCGAGGAAGTCCCGATGCTTTCTGTCATCACAGGAAGCATCGCCTGGCACATGGGTAGGTGGTCGATCAGGAAGAATCCGGCGCACGCAGTCAAAGCGTTCCCTGAAGAGTACTCACTCCACGAAATCGTCGTCCATCTCGCGGACATGGCATCGTCGAACCCGGATGTCCACATGCTTAACATCGAACCCGCTGAAATCAGCGTAGCCTAAAGGAGCTTGTCAGAATGACGTATTACTGCAGCAAATGCGAGTACCCGATAGCAGAACCAGTTGAATTCGAAGTTCCCGATGGCTTCATGTACGTCTGCCCTATCTGCACTGGGCCGGTCCTTTTCATTTCCCATGAAGAGGCCGAAGGCGATTGCCCTGGCTGCGAGCCTCTCTTTACTTCTGACGAGGCTCGCTACATGACCCACATCATCGACAAGCAGCTTGTGAAACTTCACAACGCAGCGGACCAACTTCTGAACATCAAAGAGAAACTGGAGATTTTCAATGATTAAGCACGAAGAACTCATCCCCTTCTACAGGGACATCGAAGCACAGGAAGCCAGGAAGAAGGACATTGGCGCGTACATCAAGGACGCCCTCACTGAATTCGCCAAGAAGTACGACGTGAGCGTGAAGTCGATCAAGGCCGACTACAAGAAGTGGAAGGAGTACCAGAAGAACTCCGACGAATTCGTTGAGGTTGACCTCGAAGTCGATGCACTGACCCAGACATGGTGCAGGGAGTATCAAGATCGGGACAGGGAGGCAGCGTAGATGCCTGTAACCGTTAAGGTTAAAAATCTGGCAGATTTCGGAGTACCTGTGTACGCCCGAATCGGGGATGCTGGTTGTGACGGGAGGGCTGCTATCGAAAAGCCTCTTACTCTCTGGCCCCGAGACAGGAAATTGGTCAGCCTCGGGATTAGTGTGGAAATCCCCGAAGGGTATGAAATACAGGTACGCCCGAGGTCGGGATTGGCGTTGAAGCATGGCATTTCGGTGCTTAATTCTCCGGGTACCATCGACGAATCGTATCGTGGAACCGTAGGTGCCATCCTGATCAACCACGGCACCGAGCCGTTCACCCTCAATCCCGGCGACAGGATCTGCCAACTCGTGCTGAACAAGTTCGAGACGATCCAGTGGGAAGAGGTGGACGAACTGAGCGAATCGGAAAGAGGGCAGGGCGGCTTCGGCCATTCGGGAATTTAATTTTAGAAAGGCTGGTGGAGAACTGCCAGCCTTTCATTTCAAACACCACAGGAGCACCAAGCATAAATGAATATCTTCTTCAGTTACGACCCTCAGTTCGAAGAATTGATGGATCTCCTCAAATCCAAGTATCCACAAAAGCTTTTCGATATGGATGGGATCGGGAAGCAACTCGACCTCCCCAAGTTCTCCAAGGATTTCTTCGCAGCTAAAACTACGGCTGATGTCTCGATAGACGCCAACTCCAACTTGGGCGACATGAGCATCATCGTCTACAACGCGGAGTTGCCCAAGCCATTCCTTAAGCTGAATTCCTACTACATGCTGTGGAAGCACTTCAAGAAGCTCTACGGGAAGGAGACATCTGACGAGGTTATCGAGATGCAGGTCTGCGGGGACATCTACGTGAATGACGTTCATGGTATCGGATCGTCCCAAGCCTACTGCTTCAACTACTCGACCTACGACGTGATGCTTCTCGGGCTCCCGATGATCAGCAAAATCACCTCGGTGCCTCCCAAGTACCTCTACAGCTTCAAGTCGCAACTGGAGCAGTTCGTCGTGCTCGCCAGCAATTCGACGCTGGGAGCAGCAGGACTTGCGGATCTCCTGATCGTCATGAGCTACTACGTCAAGAACATCTTGGCAACCAAGATGGACGCTAACTTCAGCTTCGCGAGCGAAGAGGATTGCTGGCGTTATGTGAAGGAGAATCTCGTGTCCTTCATCTACACCGTCAATCAGCCGCTCAGGGCATCCCAGAGCCCCTTCACGAATGTCTCGGTTTACGACGAGGAATTCTTGGGGAGCCTCTGTCCGAACTACGTTTTCCCTGACGGCACCACTCCAGACATCGAGATCGTGAAAAAGCTGCAGATGCTTTTCCTCGATGTCATGAACACCGAAATGCGAAGAACCGCCATTACGTTCCCGGTAACGACTGCGTGCTTCGCAGTAGATGATTCAGGAGAAATCCACGACGAGACCTTCCTCAACCAGGTCGCGGAGAGGAACCTCGAATTCGGCTTCATCAACATCTACACCGGGAAATCGTCAACGCTCAGTTCGTGCTGCCGCCTCCGCAGCGAGACCGACAACGAGTACTTCAACTCCTTCGGTTCTGGCTCCAGCAAAATCGGCTCGCTCGGTGTAGTCACCATCAACATGCCGAAGCTGGCCTTCCGGTATAAAAAGGACCCCGAGAAATTCTTCTCCGAGGTAGAGCGGTTAGTTGGGACGTGCTCCCGAATCAACAACACGAAAAGGCACATCGTCAAGAAGAGAATCGAGAACGGGAACCTCCCGCTTTACTCTCATGGGTTCATGGACCTCAACAAGCAATACTCGACCTGCGGGGTTAACGGCCTGAACGAAGCCTGTGAGATCATGGGCTATGACATAATGACCAGAGACGGGCAGGATTTCGTGCTGGCAATCCTGAACACGATCAACTCCGAGAACGACAGGTGGCAGAAGAAACTCAAGTCGCCCCACAATTGCGAGCAGATCCCTGGAGAAAATGTTTCGGTGAAGCTCGCGGAGAAGGACCGGTTGCTGGGGTTCAATAGTCGCTACGACCTCTACAGCAACCAGTTTATCCCCCTTACGGTCGAGGCGGACCTGTTGGATCGCATAATGCTCCAAGGGCTTTTCGACAAGCACTTCTCTGGGGGCTCCATCTGCCACCTGAACGTGGAGCAGAAGATCGAAGATCCCAAGCTGGTGGTGGATTTGATTAAGGCTGCAGCTAAAGCTGGGGTCATCTACTTCGCGATCAACTTCCTACTGAACAAATGCGAGAACGGCCACATGACCGTGGGGATCTCGGAGACCTGCTCGGAATGCGGAGGAGAAATTGTGGACAAGCTGACCCGCGTTGTGGGTTTCCTGACCTCGGTTAAATCATGGCACAAAGTTAGGCGCGAGCAGGATTTCCCCCACAGGCAATTTTACTCAGGGATATAGAATGAACGTCCTAACAACTCAGTTCTCGTTGGAAACAAGAAGCCTAGATATTTACTTGGCTGGGTGCAAAGGCCCTCATTGTGAAAACTGCCACAATCCGGAAAGCTGGGATTTTAATCAGGGAGTTGACTGGAAGGAGTCCTTGCTGCAAATCAACGACAAGGTTGCTAGATTCCCGGATCTCATCGAGAACATCATGATCTTCGGAGGAGAACCCTTCGATCAGGACCACGAAGAACTCGAAACCTTCCTGTGGTACCTAGACCGGCACTGCTTGGATATCTGGCTCTTCACCCGGTTGAAGCCTTTGGAAGTCCCAGAGTTCGCTAAGCGATATTTGGCCTACCTCAAGTGCGGTCGGTACGAGGAGAACCTGAGGGGCGAGAAAGAACAGTACGGGATTAAATTGGCTTCCACCAACCAACACATTTTCAAGAAGGGAGTTGACTTCTGAATGACAAAAGACCTCCAAAATCGCCAACTCATAATCACCAACCTCCGAAGAGGAAAAGATACAAGGCAAGGGATCATCTACGCGGATCTCAGAGACGCCGAGACAAACGAACTGCTAATTGCAGCGACCCTGGATTATATCCAGCAAGCAATCAACGAGAGGATGTAGAACGCTAAAACCAAAAGGGCTCCTGGTAACCAACCCAGGAGCCCTTTCTCGTTCCCCTTGGAGGAAGGAACTTTTTATTTCTTGTACAGCAGCCCTACCACAGAAACCCCAGCCGCAACTGCATACGGCTTCCAGTCTGCCATAGAACCACCCGACGCCTGATAATAACCAGAAGCACCCGCCAACGCAGCCCCGCCTACCACTCCCAAAATGGAGGACAACTTGTGCCCAACAATTCTCTTCTTCAATCCCGCTTTCATTTTAACTCCTTTAAAGCCTCAAGGTACGACTTCATAAAATGATCCTTGACTTGCAAATGCCTGTGGTCACCGTCTTTCAATACAAGAGGTTCCTGGGTGTGCCTGTAGAGGAACTTGGGAACTTCTGGAACCGGATCGTCGTCTCTTACTATCCTGATGTAATCCAATTTAGGCGCTTTTCCAAATCTCCAATAAACTCTTGGTGATCCAAAAGTAATTAATTTGCACCCTGTGTGCTCTGCTAGCAGAGTTGCCAGGGCGCCTCCAAGAGAATGCCCAGTTGCTATGACGGAAGGATTTTTGGTCGTAGGCATCCCACCCGAGCAGAGTTCTCGGTAGGCTTTTATGAACCCCTTGTGGGCTAGAAAACCACCACAAGACTTCGCGGGCAAAACATTCGCGTTCACGCCCCAATTCTCCAGATTGTCCGTTCCCCGGATGCAGATTATTTTTCCGTGCTCTGTTTCAAAAACCCCGTACCTTAAATCGTCCACAGTGACGAAATTTGGATTCACATCTGAATAGCTTTGGTCGCAGAGGACCGCACAGGTTTTTATAAGTTCGGGATTCAACTAGACCTCCAAACATAACTCCCATCCGAGAGCTTCAAGCACTGCTCCCCACCAACCTCAACTCCAACCGAATCTCTATCACAGACAGGAACGGGGTCGGGTACGAGAATGTCGAGGATTTCTACAGTGGTTTCTAGGGCAGCGCATCCAGGAAGCAGGAGGATGGAAGCCAGCACTAAAATTTTTAAGTTCATTTTCTTACCTCCTACTTTCTGAGTTCCCAAAGTGCCTTGAGGGAAATCGTGTTGACCTTCGAGGGAACATCGCCCACGTCGTGTCGGACTGAGGTTCCCGCTTCAAGGGCTATGGTTTTTGGAGTCGCTACTGAATTGAGGGAACAGGCTGTAAGAAGGGGAAGGAGTAAAAATAATTTCATATATTCAAGGCTCCTAATTCCGCTGCAGTTCTCCCGAAGTACATCCGCTGAAATTGATGAAAGGAGTCGCCTTGTTCACAAATCTGGAGAGATTAACCCCAACAGGAGCCGTGAATTGAGGGTAAGATCCTTTCGCAGAAGTAGGCATCAGCCGGACCTTGCAAGCAGTAGGCGGATACAGTGACCACCAGATCGAGTTAGTGCCATCAATGGTCGTGGAGTTGATAGTTAGGGTCTGCGAGAGAGTACCATTAGGCGCCCCTCCTTGGATGACAGCACTATTGAAGTCCCTTTCGAGGAACCCCCGGTGAAGCGGCAAAGGCTGCGGGGGCACCCAGAAGTGCTGCCAGAAGCAAAATAATCTTTTTCATTTTTATCTCCGTAATATTTTATTAAGCCTGAGTAGGCCACCTGTAACCAAGAACCTCGTAACTCCCAAGACCGAAACTAGAAATTTTCACCTGGTCCGACTGATTCCCGCCCAAAAGAAAAATCCTTCCTTCTTTTATCTCTTTGAAGAAAGCCACATGATTCCCTGAAGAACTTCCGGTTGCTTTGTCGTTGGACTTTTGTTTCTGTCTGATGATTACGATGGCGCCTTCTTTGGGCTCTGTTGGGACACCCCAGTTCAACCACGAAATCGCAGCAGCCGAATTGGTGCCTTTGACACCTGCTTGGGTGACACACCAATTTACGTAGGAACTACACCAGGCAATTTCGTCCTCCTTGGCTTTCAGCGAGGTGGATGAGTGGTACTTGATGATCCTTGGATTTTCGCCGCCCCTTTTTTCTTGCACCCCAATTTCTTTTTCTGCAATTTCCAGCCACTTGGGTTTCATTTATTACTCCTGAAAGAGCCGCTCTCTAATTCAAGAGCGGCTCTAAATTCACATCTGAATTTGATTAGGTCAGCGCAATGGCGTTAGCCGGGATGGTGAAGGTCATTGCACCACCAGCGGATGCCTGAGTGACGGTCATGGTGCAGATCGCCAGAACACGGCTGGAGTCCGTAGTGTCGTAGATACAACCGCAGTAGGTGCCGGTTGCGATGGTTCCTGCGCTGGTAACTACATCTGCGAAATCAAGCTGGTAGGCGTTGCCGCTCGCAGTGAGGTTGGCTGCAGTGAGCACGTAGCCGCCTGCGGTGTAGCCGGTGCCAGTCGAAGTCAGTTCGCCCGTAGTACCATAAACCTGCGGGGTTGAGGGATCGGTAGTAGCATCCCAGGTGGTAGTGGTGCTGTGGATGGACATCTTGAGGGAACCTGCACCGATTTTGGTCACAAGCTCGTCCATCCACTTCTTCTTCTGATAACGGGTTACTCCGGCGTTGTATGCCATTTTTGAAACTCCTATAAATACTGCATGGTTATGGGTTGATTGTTGACATCCCGAAGGTCGATGATCTGATTATTGGGGGCGCGGATTTGATTGATCGAACTTGCAGTCACTCCAGTGCCAGTCACGGATTCCACGCTGGTTTCTGCTGTGACTCCTGAAGCAGTACCTGCCCCCTCGATAATTGCTTGGCCTATCCCTTCTATTGAAGCTGTGGTTGCTGTAGTGGAAATTTCAGTGAGTTGTCCTAAGCCTATTGCAACTCCGCTTCCTGTTGCTGCCTCTGTGGTTGCATTGGTTGCTGTCCCGGAGAGGTTACCCGCCCCAAGGATTGCGCCTGTACCAATTATTGTTGCTGCGGAAGCTGAGACTGAAGTGCTGGCGAGTGACCCAGTTCCTACTGTGATACCGGCCCCTGTAAGCACTCCTGTGCTTGTTCCGGTTGTAACTCCTACGCAGGTACCAACTCCGGGCGGTGCATATTCAGTTGTGGCTAGGTATCCTGCATAGTCGAAGGTTATCGTGACACTGCCATCTGACAAAGGCGTCAGTACCCCATTGAAAACTTTGACACTTGTGGGGTTACTGCTATACCACAAACCGTCAGCGGTTATATCATGACCGTTTGCCGTAGCTTGTAATGTAAGTGAATCAACTACGTTAATTGTAATGTTTAAGCCCGCGTCAGCTTGCGTCTGTACATACTGTCCTTCGCTGCCTGAGGGGTCTTGGTAAAATCCGTGAATTAGTTTATTTTTGTACCTACCAAAATACGAATACCCCCCTGTGGCATCATTTAAGTTCGCTACGACCTGTGGTGCTGAAAAGGTTGCACCGTTATCAGTTGACGTGAGAGCGTAACACTCCTGTTGACTGCCGGAGGTGCTATCCCATCTGTTTCCCCCATATCCCGAACCCCGTTCAGCAGCAGCAACATAGATAGTCCCGTCAAAATCTTTGAATATCTGCGGTGGGAACCCATTACATAAAAAAGAAGGACTTGACCAATTAAGGAAGTTCGAACTACGTGTAATAAATGTTCCCTTCTTTCCCCCTGTTGCGTTGCTTGATTCAACCCGCACTACTATGATTATTTCCCCAGAATTTGTTTCTACCCAGTCCGGTTCACTCATGTAACAGTTTGGGATTGGGCCTATGTCGGCGTAAGTAGTAAAGCAGTCATTTTGACCTATGCTTGATACGGGTGCTCTCCAAATACGTAACCTATTCCCGGTAGTCGCGTTGGGTATGGCAGCTTCACGAATGGCTTGCGTAGGGTCCAACCATGATAACCAATAAACATAGTCACCTCTTATGATTGGAAGTGCGGCCAAACCTGCGGCAAAGAAGTAATTTCCGCCATTTGATAACGTAGGAGCAACCCTTCTGAAAAGAGTGTCGTCTATTGATGGTGTGTGTGTTTCCTGGAAATAGTAATACAACGCATTTTCAGCGTATAGTTGTGCATTGTTGTCTCTATAGCAATACCAACCCCAATAACCGGACCTACCATCAGGTAGATGGATTTTGCCACAATCTGGGGCGCGATAATCAATGGACGTACCTCTAACTACGTCTTCCCAATCCAACAAGTTTAGTGATCGTACAACACGAGTGTAGGGGGAATTGTCTGCACCACCCTCTTCTTCTGTCGCATTTCCACCAAAAACGTAGAAATAGCCATCAGCAGCGTAACCTGTGCCGCAATAGAAAGGCTCCCAATCACCAACCCTTACGGGTTCTGACAGTTCAAGGGTCATAGAGTGCCACCATACCAATTATCTAATGTTATAGGTATTGCGCCTGTAGCCGAGACATAGAAGCCAGGATTGCCTGTTGCTATAGGTGACACGCTATCTGTAACGGAGTCAATTAACGTCCAATTCGTCCCGTTGTTAGTTGAATAGTATGCTGTTAACAATGAACCTGAAATTTCCAATTTAAGAGTGATGTTTGCGTCCGGCCCACCTTCAATGTTAAGCAAGGAACCTATATAGGCACCCCCTACAATTTTTATGATGTCAAATACGTAGGTGTCGTACCAATAGCCATCGCTCTCCCTAGACTCCCAATATGTGCGTAGGGCATAATACGTTTTGCTCCCGTTATCTCTGACAGTCACCCCGTAAGCACTGCTATCTGAAATTGCTAGCGTATCAACAGTAATGCGTGAAAATTGATTTGAGCCGAAGCTGCCTGTCCATCGCTGTATTGCATTACCGTTCGATACTAACTTACCCCCTGTTTTTGTTGCGGTACCGGTATAGGGGTTAGCCCCCCAATTACTACCTAACGCGCCCTCTCCTGTAAAAGCATCATACAGAATAGCAGCAGCAGCAGCACTAGACGCGGCGGCTAGAGTGCCAAGCACTGTACCGTTTCTTCCACCTACTCTCACATAATAAGTTGTTCCCTGAGTAAGCATCCCATTAAGTACGTGCTGAACAGACCCCGCAGGTATACCTGTAATATGTCCTGAGACAGCCGATTGCGGCGTAGCAGGGTAAGCAACTGTTGAGACGTAACCGGATAGCCCGTCTGTCGCCTCATTGAGTCCTGAGTTGGTTGAATAGAACAGTTCGTAGCTCGTTTCTCCTGTAAGGTCTGTCCATACCGCCGTAATCTGCGCGGGGGAGTTAGAAACGGAGAAGCCCGAAGGTGCGAGGGGCGCGGATGCCGCACCAACCCCTCCGACGCTAGCCACAGATGATGTAACCGCCACTCCAGTAGCAGCCCCAATGCCAACTACAACCCCAACTCCAGTCACAGTCCCACTGCTCGATGAAGTTGTAACTCCAGTCAGGGAGGCAATGCCGGGAATAGACACAACCTCACCTACTCCAGATATTTCAGCGACCACTGTGGATACAGTTACACTGGTCAAATCAGCGGCCCCAAGTGCTACACCGGTACCGGATATTTCAGCAACACTGGTTCCAGCACTCACATCTGTTAGTTCGCCCGTTCCTAGAATGACTACTTCACCAGAACCACTAATTTCCTCTACGGAGGTTCCGACAACGACTTCAGCCAAAGCCCCAATCCCTAAGGAGATTCCTGCGCCAAGAAGTTCTGCCACGCTCAATGTAGCCAGGACTCCGGTAACCGACCCAATTCCCTCCCCAGCAGCAATGCCGATTCCTCCGAGATCACTCATGGACGAAGCGGTTTGCACACCGGCAAGATTCCCGGTGCCTAGTGCTATGCCTGCCCCTGAAATCTCAGCAACACTGATTGCCCCGGAGATACCCGTGAGAGAACCAAGGCCAATTGCTACACCAACGCCGGAAATTTCAGCAGCATCTGCCGAAACAAAAATACCCGCGAGAGAGCCTAGTCCTGCTAATCCACCTACTCCAGAAATTTCAGCGACACTCGCTGCAGCAGAAACCCCGACAAAAGTGCCAAGACCCCCGACAGATGTACCCATGATGCGAATGTGTATTGCATAGTCAGGCCAACCCGCAGTGCGTTTTTCTTCTATCAAAGCTAATGTCGGGGTATCAAAATCACCTGACTCAGCGAGGTAGCCGAGGATCTGAGTCACTTCACCGTTGGCAGCACGTTCAGAGGGAGACAAGGTGAGGGAGGAATAGCCGATCTTGTGGATGACACCACTACGCACGGAGACTAAGTAATCCCCGCTTTCAGGGCTCTCTTCAATAGGAGCCCCTTCTAAAACTGATTGTAATGAAATTGGTTGAACCGACATTTCCACCTCACTAAGCCATTAAAGGCGCTCCTGTAACTGCGTCGTATAGAAACGCGCCGGTTGTTGCGTCGTAGAGGTTTCCCTCAGCGGTCACGGCAGGAGGCCTAGTTTGCACCAGCGAATGAATTTCTCTAGGCGCTCTTACACCCCAATAGATTTCCTCCGAGACCACCGACGCATGGATTAGCCCAGCTAAAATCAGCCCGAAGATGGCTCTAGCCGCGACCACGGCGATCATTAAAGCACCTGCCCGGTCTTCACCGTGATCTGCCCAGACAAAGCCCGGTCGGTGGTGATATCGTCAGCGTCGTCAAGATCCAAATTGTAGAGGTACTGCCTAGGCTCTAGTGAGGCTGTGGTAGCACGAGGCATGGTCCAAGCGATCTTGCCTTCTAACGCAGCCAAAACAGCGCACCCGAAATCTGCCACGTGCAGGCCATTCTGAGTCATGAGGGAGGCTCTGGGAGTCTTGTCAGTGAGGTTGATCGGTGTGGTTTTGCTTATGTCCGTGTAGAGGACCACCTCTCGATAGAAAGTGGCGCCCTGCTCAATTGTGTCGTTGTGGTTCATTCTGGCTCCTCCAAGGATTCACATCTGAATTCTTATTCTTGCTCCTCAACCTTCTTTTCAGCCAACTGAGCATTCGCCTGCTTCATGATCTTGTCGATCAGCCCAACGACTTCTTTGAAGGGCTTTTCTTGGAGAGAAGCTAAAATGTAGTTGATTTCATTTTCTGCGAGTTCGATCTGAAAGTTCATTTTATTTCCTTTTATTGGTTGAGGTCTCGTGCTTCTCTAGCAGCGATTGTCTTCGCGTTCAGATGGTTGTAGACGAACATGTCATCTTCATTCTCAGGGTCGAAGGTCAGGCAGAGGTTCCCGTTGGGCTTGGCAGAAACTTTCACGCCTTCAGCATCTACGGTGATTACTTCCTCAACCGTCATTACGGAGGGCATCTGGCCGTAGGTGTTCTCAATCCTGATTGCACATGTGCGTTCCCAAGTGGTAGCGGAAACTGGCTTCTCGTTATAGTTGGGTGTGCCCATTTTTATGGCTCCTTTTATGCGAGTGCTAGGGTGACAGAGCGGATAACACCATCAGACCCCCGCATCCCGAGCTGAATATGCGTGTTGTCAACCATTACTATATGAAAATCATAGTTATCTGTAAGGGTTTGTCCTGCGGCTATGTTGCACCTAACGTTGCCCGCGAAAGTAACATTCCCATTCGCCTGTAACACCGCGCCAGAGCCATTGTCTGTAGTTGTGCCTACTAAGAGATTCCCACCATACGGTACGACAGAGAGTGTTGCATTCCACGTACCTCCCGCCTCTGAGCACATAATCCGACCAATGCCGCCAGCGGTATCAATAGTAACTGCACTTGCTAATGGCGTTGACACAGCCGCACCACTGAATGTACCCGCGCCTGCAACCTGTAACACCGCGCCAGAGCCGTTTTCGGTGGTGGTGTTCACAAGTACAGTACCCGTACCCTTTATGCAAAGTGGTGTATTAATATTTGTGCTAGAAGTGCGCATTCTGAACATTATTGATGCACTGGCACTGTCGTATGTTTGGTCGATGTATAGTGCTGTGTCTCCTGCTGCGGCATAGGTGAATTTACCTTGGTATGTGGGCGTGGTCCCGGCTATAAATGAGCCGTTATTAACGTCTCCTGCGTTTATAGAACCATTCACCTGCAACTTCGCACCAGAGCCGTTGTCTGTAGGGGTGTTGATGAGGAGGTTGCCTGTGTTTGTTAATCGCATATCCTCAACTATGGTTGTCCCGCCGTTGGTGGAATGACCGAACCTCAGCATCGGGAATGCTGCCTTACTGTGGATGATCCCGCCGTCATTGTCTGAGACGAAGACAAGCCCCTTGGCTGCGTCAGAAAATGCGTTAAGGCTGAGTTTAGGAGAGGTTGCTGCTATCGTTACACCCGCAGCACTCAAAGCCCCCACACTAAACGCCTGCGCAGCCCCAGGCCCAGCCAAAGGAGATTTCCCCGCCAACGCATCGGTATAATCAGGAATTGCCGCGTCCAACTTCCGGATGACCTCGTGGGTCAGGTGGAACGCGAATTCGGAATCCCCTGTCTCGATTTCTGCCAATCCTAAATTAGGCGTGAAGTCCTTAGAAATCTGGTACTGGCTTCCTGCAACAGTCGTCCCGGCGTAATTTGGGCTTATCCTAATCTGCGTGTCGGAGTCCACCGCGATCACATTGTAAAGAGCATTTACTCCAGAGACCTTGAAGGAGTTGCCTACAGCCACATTTGCTAGAAATTGTGTTGAAGCCCCGGTGACGATGTTGGTTCCGTTAGTTATTGAAATTGTTCCGAGTTTGTATTGCGCCATCTAGGAGACTCCTTTGGTGGAGTGAATTTATGTGCAGAAGTGAATTTTTATGTTGACAGGTTGTTTGGGTTGAGGTACAGTTTGATTAATTAAATTTCTAGGAGGTGGGTGATGAAAAAAATGATTATTTTGCTGGTCGTTGGGTTGTTGGCTGGTTGTGGAGATCCGGATTATGTGGAGCCCGCTAAAAATTACAAAATTGGAATTGGGACTAGAGACCTGGGAACACAAGAGGCTGCTATCCAAGCGTGCTCAATTACGAGTAGTGTAATTACTGAGGGCACTGGTATTTTACTCCCCGGTGATATGTATATCCCTCCGGTTCTAAGGGTTAGTGCCACCGATACCCAGATCAAATGCTACCGAGACACAGGCTCTTACGACTATGTAACAGTTAATTAAGACAGAGAGCTTGTTTTGAGTTCAATAGCGACCAACGACCGGTACTGAACACTTATGTTAGTACCGGTTATGCTATAAATATGAGTACCAGCAGCGGGGGAATCCATAATAGAAAAACTGACAAACCCTGCGTGAGTTCCATCTTGGCTATTTGGACCTAGTAAGGTGGTTGTAACTCCTGATGTGGTTCTTTTTAAGCGTAACTGAGCAGACGTTCCACCTAACTGTTGGAAACTGACTGTCAATAAAATGGGCTTACCTGTTGCTACGATGGTTACGGACTGTATATCTGCTTCGGTTGTTATTATTACTGCGTCAGGCGTGTATGCAGACTCCGGATTGATGATAGAGTTGGGAGCGACTAAATCATCAACATTTAGTGTACCGGCTGTCATATCATCTGCGTTCAGTGCCCCCCTCACTTTAAACGCAGTCCCATCCCAAACGAACCCGTTGGTCAGAACTCCACCGCTCACAGTGCCCACGCGCATTCGCGAGTTGCTTGTGTCCTTGCTGATCCAGAAGCCGGTACCATCAGAAGAATAACTTGCCAGCCCGGAAGTTATTCCTGCGGCACTTCCTGAGATGGTCAGGAGGGAGTTGATGGTCAGGGCTGCGTTCAGTGTTAAGGTGCCCACCTGCCCACTTTCATTACTTAAGATGGAACTGGTGTTGTCTGCGGTAACCGGAGGTCCTCCTGTAATCAGATTGTAGGTGGGAATCGTGTAGCCCAACCCTGATAAAGTAACGGTCCCGCCGCCGCCTCCGGACAAAACCCCAGTGGAACTGATTGAGATGCTGCTGTTGAGGATGCTTGACGGGGCGTTGGAGGCGTCTGTCTTAACAACACTCAGCGTGTCCGCAGTCACGCTACTGTTCAAAATACTTGTGGGAGCGTTGCTCAAGTCAACAGCCACAGCACCAATACCTGCGGGATTAGGTGCAGTAAACGTAAGGGTAGCGCCTCCGATTGTCACCGAGCCTCCTACCGCTACGCTACCGGTAACAGCTAAGTTTGCTATCTTAGTTCCGTCAATGTTTCCATCTGTGTGAAATATGGATTGCCCTGCTGCGTTATTTATGACTAGGCCATAAGATCCTGCTCCAGTATTACCTAAAATAACCCTGTCGTAAGTCCCATCGTTAACTGTGATTCGTTTATTCGTTCCGTCAATTTTAACCCTATCATCCCCTACAGCTATAACTGAGGTTGCAGCCAAAGTCCCTGTAGTAATTTTACCTGCGGATAGGTCATTAATTTTAGCTGAGGTAATCGTAGCGTTGGCTATCTTAGCATCTGTAATAGTGGCGTCTGCAATTTTACCTACGTCTACTGCTAGGTTTGCAATTTTAGCTGTACTTATGGCAGCATCCACTATGTTACTCGTATTTACTGCCAAAGTTCCTATTTTAGCATTAGTAATGGCGGCATCTTGAATTTGTGCTGAACCTACTGCGAGGGCTCCAATCTTAGCATTAGTAATGGCGGCGTCCTGGATTTGTGCTGAACCTACTGCAAGATTGGCAATAAGGGCAGAAGTGATATAAGCGTTAGCCATTACCCCGTCGCCTACAGTCAGGGTATTGGCTGCTATCTTACCAGCCACAACACTATTAGTGGATAACTCCGCTGCTGTGATAGCCCCCGCTGCAATGTTACTTGCGGTAATTGTGTCGGCAGCTATGTCAGCAGCAACAATAGCCCCCGCTGCGATTTTACCTGCTGTTATGGCTCCCGCTGCAATTTCAGTTGCGCCTATGGCCCCTGCAGCAATGTTACTTGCGGTAATTGTGTCAGCCGCTATGTCAGCAGCAACAATAGTGCCTGCGGCAATTGTACCTGCGGTTACACTGTTAGCGGCTAGGTTTCCGGAAGCGGGGTCTATCGCGGCAACACTAAGTTTTGCTGCGGTCACGGCGCTCGCTGCTATCGCGGTGGCGGTAACTGCATTAGCGACTAAATTCGAAGCGGACACAGTGCCTGCATTAAGATTACCTGTGCTGCTATTTATGGCGGCTATGCTGGTCTTGGTTGCGTCTATAGCACTGGCTGCCACTTTAGCCGCGCTAATAGCTCCATCTGCAATTTTGGTATTGTCTACTGCTCCTGCCGCTAACTTAGTACTTAGTATTGCTGCGTCTGCGATTTTACTTGTAATTATCAGGCTGTCTGCAATCTTAGTTGCGTCAGTAATTTGAGCTAAATTTGCATTAGCCAGCAATCCGGTTATTTTACTTCCACCTAAATCTATCTCTCCATTTGCGATATTACTTGCTGTCAAAGTTAAGGCGGCTATATCTATACCCGAAACTAACGCTGCGGTTGTGTTCAGCACGTTGCTGTAGTTAACTGAAACGTTACCTGAGAAGTCTACAGCTTTGGCCCTTACGTAGTAAGTTGAGCCAGAAACAGCGTCTACGGTTAGGCTTGTCCCTGTAACGTTAAAGGAACGAAGCCCTACGGTAAATCCTGAGTTAGTCGCTACGTCTATCTGGTAGTAATTGATATCGGTGTCAGTAGATGCTACCCAACTGATGAACACATTTTTAAAGGCAGAAGTAACTGAAGACAGAACTACATCATTTGGTATAGTTTCGTCCTTAGTCGTAGTTATAGCCACCCAGGGGGAGTACGCCGAGATGTTACCCCATTTATCGTAGGCAGACACCCTGACGCTGTAACTAGTATTAGCCACAAGCCCGCTAAATTTAGTAGTCAGGGTGTCCTTGCCGTTTATAGCAGTTTCAATATAGTCAACCTCAGCACCCTTCTTGAGTTGAACTGAATACCCCGCTAGGTCTACTGTAGGGTCTGCTGGTTGACTCCAAGTAGCTGTAATAAATGTGGTATCTTGGATAGCCTGCGTGGTATCTAAGCCAGTGTCTAAGGTTAAACCTGTAGGTGTGTCAGGAGCTACCAAGTCAAGAGGGTCTAAACTTGAAACGGCAACTGAATATAATGGTGTCCAATTGAGGGAACTATAGTTAATATTTTTGGTGTCCTCAAATGAATCGTAGGCGGCTGCTCTAACAAAGTAGGTTCCAGCTTGAGATACTTTGTAAGTAAAAGTAGTTTCAGGCCCTGCGTTAATCTGAGTAGAAGCACTGGGTACAAAATCACCATTTACCAAGTCGTCCTGATGTACTGCATGAATGGTGTACCCAACAACATCCATTTCTACTGATGGTAAAAATGAAATAGTGAAGAATTTAATTCCAGCATTTAGTTCTATCACAAATGCTCCTTTAGGTTAATATAGCAGGCGCTGGATTATTGACAGTAATACTAACTGGTTTACTGGATCTACCTAGTCTATCGACAGCAACTACAATTATCGAAAATGATCTAGTAGGTCTGCCTGAGCCGTCCACATAGTTCTGCTCATATTTGTAATCGTATGCCTCTGCATATACCTTTGTAGTGTGCCTAATCGAGCCGTCCGTGTTCTTAACGGTAATTTGGTACTCTCTAAGCCAACTGTCGGCGTTTTGAACGCCCAGAGGATTATCTGAGGCAATCGAGTTGAGCCCGAAGTCAGTAGCCGATGGCCTCTTCCAAGTGAACTTGGCGTCTTTGCCTACGAATTCAGAGTCGTTCCCTTGGCCTACCAACTGAAGCCCAGAGACTCCTTTAAGGAACTCCGTGTTTTCCACGTAGGGCGTGAGATGGAGGGAGGTATAGGGCTGCTTGGGATCTGCCAGAGCATCTGCTACGGTTTGCCTGGTCCCGTCTGAGTAAAGGGATATGCAGATGAAATCGTAGTCGCCTTCCTCAGAGATTTCCGGGATGAACACGATTCCGGTTTTATCCACAGGAGTCAGTGAGTAATTACCTGCGATCCCGTAGTAGACGATGCAGCCTGTCCAGAGGAGGTTGTTTTGAACTGCGTAGTAAACCGTGGCTCCGGTCTTCAGGTTTCCTGTGGTATCCACGTAGATGGTCTCTTCAGCCACGACTGATGTGACAGAAGATTTCTCCACGGGAGGTAATTGGCTGAACGAAGGCATTGCCACGACCGGCATGTTAGTGACGTCATCCGAGTAAGCGTCTTCTAAGTATTCAACGGCTGTGACTTCGGTAAGCTCGTCTGAGTCCCTTTTAAGATTCAGAATCTTGAATGGTTTCACCGTGTTGGTGACTTGGCCCAAGATGTATGTTGCTCCGACTACAGGAGTGAAGTTCTGGGTTGCTCCCTCAGAATCCACGTAGGTCTTAGAAATATTCACTTCTGAATATGTCCCGTTAACCCCAGGCTCAACCACTCCGATTTCAACTGGAACCTTTCCTGCGTTCGAGATGCTGATTGCCAATTGGCCCCAGAGGTTATCTCCTTCAAGTAAGGTGTAGACGAAGGAATCACTCAAGGTGACCAGCCAGGAAGATCCGGCATCTTCCACTTCCTGAATAAGCCCACCCGAGCCCCATTGGGGTACGTCGTGTTGAACGCCTACCACGGAAAATACGGTGCTCATCAGGCCTTCCGTGCCGGTCTTAAAACTAACGATGGTCCCGGTGTTGCTCGCTACGTTCATCGTCCTAAACAAAAGATTTCTAACCTGGCGCTCGTCGGTGACCCCGATATAACTCAGGGTCTGCTTGCGTTCTTCTGTGGTTAAGTCACTTGCTTGGTACTCAGGAGTCTCAACCAAGAACGAATCTTGATCGTAGTCCTTGTCCTTGTTGTAAAAGCTAACCTCGTAAGTATTGGGGATCGCTCTGAGCGAAGCACAACTCTGCGAATAATCCTTGATGTTGCTCATGTTGAAAATCTGCGTGATGTTCTTCGGCTGGTCTACATCGAGGTAGACCATCCCATCTGCTTGGAAGAGCAACGCGTTCATCGAGGCGCAAATAACGTTGACCCATTCTCTCGCTGACTTGCTTTGGTCGATGACCAGGTTCAGCGAATACCTTACCCGAGGAAACACATCTTCATCATCGACCTCGTTGTAGGAGGCAGCAACCGTACCGTCCTCAAACAAATATTGGTCGCAGTAGTAACTCATCTGCACTAGGTTAGCCAGAACCAGATTCTTCTTTTCCGGCTTAATACTAAAATGCTCGTTGAGGCCGTGAATCGGGTTGGTCAAGAGGTCCCAGAGGCACCAGATGGGGGAGTCGGTCCAGATGACGTTATCGGGGTCGGAATCGGTGCTCATGGTGCCATCCCAAGTGTCTTCCCAGTAGCGGATCGAGCGGTTGGTCAGAGGGTCGTACTTGCTGACGTAGCCTGTCGGCAGAGACACACAGGAGCCTTCGATGATCGACGTGATCGTGGGGAGGCTCCCTGAGATTTGATCCGTAGCTCTGATCCTGGCTCCTAATAGTGCGACCCAAGGGTAAGCCAAGCCTTCCGATGATATCTCTATAAGGTCGGCTAAGTAGATGTCGTCTGAGATCGTAATGTCTGAAGCGTTCCTCGGGGTTACTCTAACGATCTTGATGTCGTAGTAGTCGATGCTGGGTAGGGTGATGGTTCTCGCTACGGAGACTTCAGTTTTGGATGGCTTGTCAGTTTTGAAGTAGTCCCAATCCTTATCTTCTACCCCAGACTCTTTATTTGCCGCGAAGTTGTAGAGGCTCCAGTCAGTCGCATTGCTTTGTTTGGTGTAGACCTTAAATTGGACCTCGGCGTGCTCATTGCCGCTTTTCGAGTAGAAACCTAGCGCATTCAATCTAATTTTAACAGATTCCACAGGAGTTTCTGTGGAGACTATGGCTCCAATGTTTTGGTTGTCAGGGTCTTCGTCAGGGATAAGCTGGTTGAAGCTAATTGAATTCTCTATCTGGTTGAACCCCTTCATTACTGCTAAATTATCTAGGGTAGTTTCCGAAGTGTTAACGCTCACGTAATCAATTATCTTTGCATCTTCTGGTGTGTATACCGCAGTAAGTTCCAGTCGAGTTTTTACTACTAAATTACCAGAAAGAATACTTCCGAAATTGTGATTAACATAGTAACATACTCGGTTATCATAATTATAAAGTGAACTGGTAGTCTCATATAGTAAAATAGTCTCGTTGTAGTTGTATATACCTATGTGCGCGGTAAACGTACCTCCCCAGTAGGACACCGCGAAAGAGACCTCATCTACATCTCCTGCGTTGGGTAATACAAATTTATGATAGGTACCATCAAAACTTGTATAGGGCACTTCCTCTAGGAACTTCACTTCCTTTGGTTGTATGAGTGGGTTGTCCGAAGGAGGCAGATTAAACTGATTCCCCTTTCTATAGTAAAATGCTATGTCCTGAAAATTGTTTGCTTTACGCTCATTGATTTCGAAGCTGTCAGGCTCAATCTTATTTATTGGTCCTGCTGCAATACCAAGCAGGACATAAAGATAACTGTACTTGCCTAGAACATCCACGTAAGCGTTCAGGACGTGCCCGCCAACCCGGTGCCTGCCGTAGACAATCGGGATCGGGGTTCCGGAGACCGTCGTATTCTTGATTCCAGAGAAGGTGTAGGTGGCTGAGGTGGAGTTGCCTGAGTCGAATGTAGGGAGCTTGGGGGAGCCGATTATTAAGTCGGCAGCACCTCCGATGGCTAGTGCTATAGCAAACTGATATACATAGGGATTCTTGATGGTCAAGGTGTTGACTGCTGCAATAACCACCGCAGCTAAAATCTGTAGCCCACCCTTCTCACCCTCAGGGACATCCCTACCAAACTCAATAACATCCTCAGCGCAAACAACCCGATGAAGGTCCTTCGGATCGAACAGGTATTCGCCGTTCAGTTTGATCGAGGTCTTCTCGGCTTCGGCGCCTTTATACACCGTGAGGAAAACCAGGAACTGCGGGAATTTACCAAAAAGGTCTTCTAAGGCATCAACCACGGTTGTGCCTGAGACTTCTACTTCATCCTGAAGCGAGGTGTAGCGAATCAGTTCTTTATCCAGAAGTATTTTCACGGTTCAGTCCTTTTTGTACCTGAGGACTGCACAAATCTTGTCAGCCCAAAACCCGCTAACGTGTGAATGACAGGCAGTGCCTTTTAGAGTTGTGTGGAGGAAATCCCCTTTGTCGATTACGACGCCCAAATGAGTTGGGAGCCCTCGGTGTTTCAAAACCAGAACGTCGCCAAATTCAGGTAAACCAGAAATTTCAAAAAATCCAAATTCACTAGCTTTCAAGAAAATCAGATCCGGATCTGAGTCGTGCCAATTTTCCTCGTAGTCGAAGTCAGGGAGTTCAATTTGAAATTCATTTTCATAAAATTTCCTGACCAGGCTGAAGCAGTCCGACTTTTTATGGCAGTAGGGGATCTGAAGATAGGCTAAAAACCTCACAGCCTGATCCTTCGAACTCCTGAGGGAACCCCAGGAAATCCACCGTATCGTTCGTGATTTCCTCTACCGATTTTCCCAATACCTGAAGTGCCTAAAGTAGAAACAGAAGCCAATTGAATACTAACCCCTTGATACACAATCCTTTTGTAGACCACTTTGTGCCCATCAGTCGTGGTCGAGGTAGGCTGGTTGGTTAGTGGAGAACCTTCAATAACTCCTTCGATTTCAAATACTTCCGATCCAATTGTTAGAAAATCGCCTGCACGCGGAGTCACCAGATTTGTGACAGTCGCTATAGAACTCCCTGCAGCAATCGTAGTACTTCCTGCATCAGCCACTTCAAATAAATGAAGCTTGCAGTCATCCAACGTCTTCTTGCAGGTTGCTAGATTCCCAGAGTACATGCAGGTCCGGGGATCTTTGTACCTGAATCGACATACGTTGGAGTTGAAGGCAACCCGAGGAAGCCGAATATTGAAGTCAACAATCGGGTCCAGGTTGAAGACAATCGAGGTTTCGTTGGAGGTGTAGCTGTCCACCACGAAGGCGTCCTCGATGTAGGCTGTTGAATCCGGGCCTGGATCAGTGTTTGCCTGCGGAGTGACCGAGCCATCGGCCCCAAACGTGTAGGTAAAATCCGCGAAGGATTCATAGGTGGTTTTAACCGAGACTCTGGTTCCTCTCAAAGCTTTGAAGTCGTTCACGTAGTACTGAAAAACCCTACCTGGGTTCGCTACGGTCAGCGTGGCTTTGTCGATGGAGCCGTCAGAGGACATCGTAGTTCCGGAATATTGAACCGGGAATTTAGAATAAACCACCGAACCGAACGAGATGTCGCAGTTGCTATCCACGATCCTTAAAGTAGGATTGTCAGGGATTTCAATTTCTATCAGATGAAGAAGTTTGCCTTGTGAAGATTCGGTGGTTTTCTTCTGGAAAAGCGGGTGATTAATCCGGGCCATCTAAGTACCTCCAAGAGGTAGACGAAACAATCAGCATCGCATAGACAGATTTCTTCATAAACTCCAAGTCCTTCTCCGAGGGCTCCGGTGAAGCTCCAGGATGAGTGTGGAAAAGGCACAGTACTCCAAGGCCTGAACGGGAGAGGGAATTCAGGGTCCGGAAGTACTGTGCTTGGTCCATCAGGAAGGAGTTGCTCGGGGTTTTGGAGATGTTGGGGATGAAGAAGACTTCTTGGTTTGTGCTGATAATTCCGCAGATTTCTTTATTCGATTTGGTGCATTCTTTCTGAAGGTTTGATAGGACTTCAGGATCAACAGGAACTACCACGTCTGCTCCAGCTTAAACGAGAGCGTGTATATGGGACCTTTGGGTCCGTGCTCGATGTACTTTTTTTCGAGCGTGTCCGACTGGAAACGGACGTGGTATTTTGTTTTGGTCACTGGGTGCCACCAATCGAAAGAGGTGACAGAGCCATACATTTGAAGAAAGAAGGTCTCGATTGCTAGCGCCTGGTTCGCGTAGAGCGCCAGGTAGTTGCAATCCCAGACTTTTATGGGGTTGCTTTTTACCCTGCGCTGGGTATGTCCCGAATCCGCCTGAAAAGTGATTGAGGGAACCTTGATTGCCTCGGTTAATGGTCGGGCGGGATTGGGTAGTCTGTGGTCCGTCCCTGTGGTAGAGGGCAGACCAGCCGTTGTATAATTTGTAGGGAAAACTGGGGTTGGCATGGGTTCTCCTCAAGTAAGAAAAAAAGCTGCTTCACTATTGGTATAGGTTTGAAAAAGCCACTTATGTATCAATTTTCTTGGAAAGAAATATGCCAATCTGAATTCAAATCCGTTTCTGAATACATCCGGTCAAAATAATATTCCCGGAACTCAGTAAATTGCTCAGGGTTATTAAATTTGAACGAGAACATCTTGTGGAATTCTTTGTGGCACTGATCACATAAAGTGATCCCGTTGGTTAACTCGATTCTCAATTCAGGATGAGCGTGGTAGGAATAGAGGTGGTGGGCGGCTAACTTATTTGGGTGCTCACAGAGGAAACAGGATTTCCCATCTCTTGATTTAATAGCACCTGCCCATTTCATGTGCTCGACGCCGCGTCCCTTCAAGGTCCCTTGCTTCATCAATTCGTGGAACCTTTCTCTTCGCTTACAACCGCAGGAGGTGGTGCTGCCTCTTTTCAGGCTAGCAGCACGCACCTCCTTAAAAGTCCCACAGTTACACAGGCAGAGCCAGCAGGTTCTTCCGTTTTTATTTGGCGCTCTTTTAAGCACCAGAAGTCTGCCGAAGGTTTTATTTGTTAGATCCTCTGGAGTACGCATTATTATATTGCTAGCTTCATTGTTCTGTGTATGGTGCCTTTTTTGTTGATGTCAAAACTAACGATGTTGATAACCTGATTTGCATCCACTGGCTGCTGCGGGATGCTATTTACGTCAGCTACGTTGATCAAAGTTAAATTGACTGGGATTTCTCCTGAACTACCTTTGCCTCTGCTGGTTCCGCCTACCAAACCCCCTTCTGCAAATTTCTGTGCTCGGAGGTTTTCAAGGAATCCGATACCCACCTTCCGGGTTACTGACGCCGGTAAAATAAATTCACCTGGCTGCAGAAGTGCATGAACACTGTCTTTGTTGGGGTCAGCCCCAGGCATCATCGGGACTAATCCACCTGACGCAAAGGCCATCAAGGGGTTCTTGCCAATCCTGTTGGTGCCTACCAAACCGCCTGTGGCTCCTGTAGCAGCCAGGCCTGTGGCAATATCCTGCCCACCTACGTTTTCGATAGCGGGGATAGTTCCCTCACCGCCCGACCCTGCGGCGACACCCGCGATCTTCTTAACCAAAGCCACAACCATCAGCTTGATTATGTATTCTTGCAGCGTCTTCAGGATCAGCTTCATGGTCTCAGCAAGCCCATCTTTAAAACGAGACCAAGCATTGCCCTGCTTATCTAACAACTTTTCCTGCTCTCTTAAAGAAGCATTAACCGCCTCCAATCCAGACGCCTGCTCATTCAACGCGGACTTGTCGGCGCCGGTCATGAACTCGCCTTTCGACGTGATCGAACTAATTGAGGCCTGGATCTGTGCCTTCTGAACATTCAACTCGTTGATCTTGGACTTGATGCTGTCAATGGCATCTTGATCGGGCAGCGTGAAGGTGGAGAGGGTGTTGCTGAGGGTGCCTGTGATTCCGTTGAATGCTGAGTTGGTGATGTCGGAGCCGAACCGCTCACTAAGCGCCCCAGTGTCTGTCTGCTCCCGAAACGCGCCACGAACACCCTGACTGAAGCGAATGGAATCTGTAAGGGAAGCTATCCGCTTCAGTTCCTCGCGCTGCTCTGCGAGTAGTGCGTTCTGTGCCTCCATCGCCACTATGTTGTTATCATGTAATGCCGTGTACTTCTCGAACTCAGCGCGGGTTGCTTCCGTGCGCTCCGTCTTCTTCATCCAAAGCTGGATTTCCTCGTTGTCTTTTGTGAGGTTGTGTGTCTTCATCTCCCCCATTTTAATTGTTTCACTTAGTAACTCTTGGTCGAGTTTATTTACCTCTTCTGCTGTCCACGCCTCTTCCTTCCGCAATGTAATCCGCTGCTGCACGGACTTCATTGTCATCATGTCCTGCTTTTCAAGCCGTGTTGCAATCAGGTTGGGCGATTTAGGACCATGCCCATCCTTCTTGGCTTCAGCCATCTTAGCAATCTCAGCCTGCTCTTTAATTTTTCTGGCCTGATCTGCTTTCTCTTGTTCTTTCTGTGTCATTTCTACTTCAGCAAGACCCAACTTAACTTGGGCAGGAGTGACTTTTTTCTTGTTGTAACCTGTGATGCCGTAGGACCCGTCTGCATTCAACTGAGCAGAACCACCGAAGTCGCCCGCGAGTTGCGCGAATGCTGCTGCCCTCTCCGCTTTCCTCCGGGCAGCATATTCCTCATCAAGCTGTTTCTCTACTGCAAGCTTTTTATCTTTGGTTTCGTCACCAGCCTTTTGTAGCGCTTGGAGTTCCGCCTCACCGGTCAAACGTGCTTGATGAAGAGCTTCCTGCTTGAGTTCCTCGCGATTTTTCTCTTCCCTGTTTTTGACCCGTTTGAGAATGTCAACGCCACTTTCTTCCGCTGCGTGTGAAGGAGGTGGTTTATCAGGCTTCTCCGGTTTGGGCTTGTCAAAAATTGGGAAGACCTGTCCTAATTCGTCGGACGCGTAGGGCATTTGAACAGGCTTCAGAGTTTCAGTGCGTAAAAGATTCAACTCACCAATACTTTTCTTCATCCTGTCAACGTCACGCTGAATGTCGTCTTTAGTCCTGCCTGGATTATACGCACCAGAATTCTTTGATTTGACCAACTCCTGCTCATATAAAGCAAGAACCGATTGAGAGGAGGAAATATCGCGGCGGATGCTGTTTGCCTTATTCAGGCGCGAGATATCATCAGCCTGGCTTTCCTTGTTGATCCGAACTTTAATGTTGTAGAGTTCCGTAAGACTAATTTTTTCTTTGTTCAGAAGTTCTAAGTACTCCGGATGCTTCTCTGCAAATTTAGTAATTTCAGTCCTAAGTTCAGCACTGAGCTTGATGGATTGGCCCTTGAGCTTGGCTATTTTGGGCAAGGCGAGTTCGCCTTCTTCCCGATAAAGCTTAGCTGCCTCCTTCATCGACTCATTATGGGACGAGTTTTCAGTCGCAGCGCGGTTCAGGAGCTTTACATACTCGCCAGTGATGGTCCTCTTTTTGGTCAAGGCTTCGTTGCTCGCCTTAATTGCATCTTCCTCTTTGTGGAGGTAGTCGCCTAGCTTACCTATAGCAAAGCCAAGCAAAACCACCGCTCCTAGCAACTGGCCTATCCCTGTTGCACTAGCAGCGATGCCCAGAAGAACTAGACTCCCTGACAGTGCTTTCACAGCCAAAACAATCCCACCAATTGCAGCAGCAACCAACAGGAGTTGTCCTGGTGCGGAAGCGAGCCCCCTGACGAACGAAGTAATTCCTTCGGTGAGCATAGATAAGGCACCACCCAACCCACCCTGGCCTAAAGTCACCACCGTGCTCGCGAAGGTCTGCTTGATCACGTTGAGGCGGGCCTGGGCACCCTGCATGGATTTGTCGAAGGCGATCATTGTCGCGTTGGTGCCTGTGACGTTCTCGGTCATCAGGCGGAACGCATCTCCTCCGAGGGTCATGGAGGTGATCATCGCACGGCCCACACGAGTGTCCATCGCAGCCATCAGGTCCTGCACCCTGACGTTGTGATTCCGGAACACGTCGGCTACTTCGTCCAAGGTGTGCTTGGTCGTGTCGATGGACTCTTCATCGATCCCATAAACTTCGAGAAGCTTCTTGAGGCGAGGCTTAGGAGCCGCCAAATCCTTTATCAACTGAGACAAGCCCGTACCGATTGTAGAGGGCTCGATGCCTGCCTGGGCTTGGGTCGCAATCATCCCAAGGGTCTGCTCCATCGACATGCCCATCTGCGCGGCTTGCGGAGCCAGGTAGTTGAAAGCCGTAGCCAAACCTTCCGTTGAAAGTTTGGATTCGTTCAGGGCAGCGGTCATTGCATTCGTGATTCTTGCTACATTTTCCGCTGCGATGCCATACACGTTCATCGCGGTGGTGGTGAGATCTGCAGAAACAGCAGGGCTGGAGCCTGTGGCTGTAGCGAACATACCAACCGCTTCAGACACGGCAGGCAACTGCTCCATCTTCACGCCCGCCTGAGCGAGAACCTTCATGAGTCCGGATACTTCATCCGCTGTGAACCTGGAGTTCTTGGCGATCTTCAAGATGGCATCACTGAACACGTTCACACTGTCTACAGGAGCCCCCGAAATAGCCGCGATGTCGTACATCGCCTGATTCAAGGAGATCGCGGAACGCGTGGCTTCCTGAAGCTGGTTCGTAACTGCGAACATCGCTCCTCGGATGGAGTAGAACTCCGCGATCCGAGCAGTTAGTTTACCGAGTGCGCCATTCAGCACATTTACGTGCTTCGGGCTTTGGCTGAGCGCTGCGTTCATCTTTGTAGCTTCTGCCCGAATATGGGCAAGGGCTTCAGGGTTCAGATTCTGAGCCTGCACAGAGGACCTAACGAAACCGCCCTGTACCCCTTGGTACTTAGCGCCTTGAGTCCTGGCTGCTGCATTCCAAGCTAACTGCTGCTGAGAGGACTGAGCCTGTATCTGCTGCACAGCCCTTTTACGTTCTTCAAGCTCCTGCTGAGTCTGCCTGCGGATCAGGACCATCCGCTCATTGCCTGCGGTTTCAAGGTCCTTATTGCGCTGCCTGATCATCGCTTTTTCGGCATTCAGGACTTTCTCAGTTCCTTCTCCAAACTTACCTAAGTTCTTGAAGAACTTCTCGAACGAGGAAGAGTCCTCAAAAGCCTTCATCAAAGATTTGACCTTTTCCGGAGCTAAGCCCGTAGCCTTACCCAAAGCCTCAATCCGAGCAGTCAACTTCTCCAAGCTCTTCTGAGCAGCGTCTGGCGACTGACCAAGCTTCGCCAACAAGCCATTCAGCCGGTCGATCTGCTCCTTGGCCTTACCCAAATCTATATTTATCTCAATTCCCAGTTTCTCATTCTGCGACATAAATGCTCTCCATACGGAAATAGCGGGTTAAACTTGAGGCTTAACCCAGTTCAACCCGCTATTCCGATTGCTTTATTTTCCGTACAGACGCTCGAACTCAG